TATTGGATTCGATTGTTTCGGGGGCCACGTCCGGGCGAAGCTCGTCCGGCAGCGATGGCTTGGGATGACGTTTCAAAAACTCGGGTTCCGTCACTTCGCAGAACGATTGCAGCCAATGGAACAGGTCACGCACATAGGCCACGATCTTGAAATACTTGCGTTGCACCTCCTCCAAATGCTGGATTTGGGTCTCCTGAAAAGCGACCTGCTCACGCAACGGGTCGATGATGCTTTCCGTGAGAATCTTCACGGCCTTGTCGGCCGCGTCGGCGGTGATGCCGTCGATATCGGCCTCGGTTTTCCTGCTGTTCGACCACGCGCCGACCAGTCCGCCGATGCCGCCACCGCCGAGGAGCGCGAGAATCAACGCGCTCCAAAACTCGGCGCTTGAAAACAGGTCATGAAAAGGGGACATTCAGTGTCCTTTCGAATATGGGAAAGCCCCACACGATATGGTGTGAGGCTAAGTCAACTGACTATCGTCAGGCGTTACGTATTATGCTTACAACAAACGGCAAGGCGGGACACGTCCACTTCACGCCATACGCAACCGCGCATAACGCGAAACACCTTCAACCCCTAACGATGCGTCACGCCAACGCAGACTATTACCAGACGAATCATTGCCGACAATGGAAACCGTGCCCCAATGAAACGTCGTGAGCTTCACCGTGTACGAGCCGTAAGGCAACCGCACAGAACCGGAAGCAACCCACCTCAACGTGCCGCCGTTCTTCTGCGGCGACGTGGAACACCAATACGCTTTACGCTCACCGTTCGCGTCCAAGAAGTCGAACGCCATACCGTATTCGCCGGTACCGCTGATCGCGGCCGCAACCTCGCACAGGATAAGCCCCCCGCAAGTAACAGTCGCAGTCTTCTCAAGATAACCACTCTCAGGCTCAGTCCCAGGGGTACCACTCCGCGTGCTCGACCACTCAAACAAGGGGGAGCATCCGCACCCCGGACGCGCAAGGATGCCGGTGACGATGGCGACTTTCGCGTAGGTTTCCACCACGCACCTGTCACCGGCTCGGGCTCCCACACAATCCGTGGTCATCTGCAATCCCATGAGCGTGCCGCCGCTCATATCCACGTCAGCGGTCCAATACCCTCCTGTGTCGTACACCGTGTTGATGGTGCCGATGCGCGTGATGGTGGCTTCCGCCCCCACTTGGGAGGGCATGATTTCGGCCAGACGATTGCCGGCCCTTATCAGGTTCGACTGCATTTATGCCTTCACTGTTGTTGGTTCGCTTGGACGCTGGAAGGTACGGGCCTCGCATTTGATGGGAATACCGGCCTCCAAAGTGATATTCTGCGCGCGTATCGCAAACCTGCCGGAAACCGAGCCGGTCGGATACTCCAAGTCCACCACGTCGGTCAGATTCAAAGGAGCGTACACGTGCGTGAACGTGACCCTGTGAATCACGGATTGTTCGGTGCGTAGCAGTTCCAACGCCTTGTCCGAGGCGAGTTTCCTGCCTTGCTCGTCGGTAGTCACCTCGTCGGGGATGCTGGAATACTCGTAGGCGTGAGCCACCCTGCGGCCACGGCTGACAGTGCTGAACTCCGAAGCCGGGTCATCGTCAATCGCGGTCGAAACGTATTCCTTGTCCGTGTTGTAGTAGGTGACCTTCACCACGTTCGCCACCTCACGCAGGTCGCGTTCGTCGGTCATGGTGGTGAGGAACGTGGCGTTCGCACCCTCCTGAAACGTCCATTTCGGCTGGCGTTTGCCCGGCTCCACATACTTCTCCAATATGACGCGCCCGTACTCGTCGGTTCTCGCACTGGAGTATCCGGCCAAATCCAAGAGATCGTTCACCGCGTCAAGCTTGGTGCTGCCCTTGTCCTTGTCCTTATCGGACCTCAAACCGAACGTCCAATTATCCTTCAGCGTGTAATTGCCGGGATTGTAGGCCGCGACCTGAAGCCCGCATCCCTTGAGGATGTCGGCGGCGGCGGTCACGGCCTTCTTGCCCTTGCCTATCGTTATCGGCGACTCGAACATGTCGTCATCGACTTCTTGCAGCAGCCCGTACAAATCCAGTTGGCTGGAAGATTCCTTGCCGTTCACGCTGCGCTTGGGGATGTTGGGAAGGAACGTGCCCAACGGCACACTTGCCGTGGAACCGTCATGCCACGTGCAGTCGGCCCATATCCGTAGCCGGTCGGTGCCCAGGTCGGTCGCCCCCTCCACGGTCAGGGAACCGGATTCGCAGATATTGGTGTCCTGGTTGCGTTCGATGCTGCCCCCGGATATCACCCAATCCAACCGTCCGGTCTCCAAACCCGTGTTCCTGTTGACTCGCATCACACGGTAGGCGACCTTGAAAGGCTTGCTCCAATCACTCATAGGACGGGCTCCTCCCATGTCAATTGGGTCAGGTCGGCGGAATAGCTGATGTTCTTCTTGTCCGCGATGTCAACGCTCACGGACTGTTCCGCCTTCACGTAGATACGCAGGCCGGAAGGCTCCCGATACCATGCGTAAGGGTATCCGTCAGCCAACGAGAGTATCCGCAGCCACAACGCTTGGTCCCACTCCCATACGCCGGTGACGCTCACCGTGGAATCCAACTGGTCCAATTCGTAGCTGGAAGGCAGAGCATTCGCCCCGTCGCCCCGCGCGAAATGAAACTCGCTGGTCGAATGGGAACGCTTATGAGACACCGTGTTGTTATAGCCGAGCAATAACGTCTGACCCGCATCCGTGCCGAAGTTCAACACTCCGAACCCGGATTCGATGCGCGCGTCCACCATGCGTGCGATGGTCGTGCCCATAGCCGAATACGCGACCACCCTGTAATGGAAGTCGGTGTTCAACGGGGGAATGGGGTCCACGGCCAACTGCTGGTCCAACAGGTTCGAGGCGATAAGCACCTCCGAACCGTCAGGCATGACACGGATGACGGATGCGCTGACCGTCTCCGACTGGCCTTCCTCCGGCACGCCGAACGACACGATGACCAACGCCGCGTAATCATTGTTCGACTCTATCGCGGCCATCGGCTCGGCCGGGTCCGGCCAGTCCACGTCCCTCACGACGCTCGTGCTGGATTCCAAGCCGGAACCGCCGCGCACCACGAGCGTGATGGTCAACGTCGAATTGTTGTTCGGCAGATACTGGCTTGCGCCGATGCTCAGGCTTCGCGTGGAACCGTCCATCGTCTTCCGGTATTTCTCCACGCCGTCCGACTGGATGATGAGCGTCTGCGAGCTGACGCCCGTATCGTCCGCCACGGTCCACGCCACGGTGAACGGTGTCGCCGTAATGGTGCCGGAAGGCTTGTTGATGCTGATGTTCGGATATTTCGCGACCGTGAAGGTCACGTAGTTCGACCATGCGCCCCAGTCGGCGTGGATGCCCTTGGTGCGCACGCGAATCCTATACGAGCCGCAGCTTTTGGGCGTGCGCTGATAACTGGTGTTCGTGGTCTGCTCTTCGATGACCGTAACGTCCGAGGGGTCGGTGACCTCCACCTGCGCGGCGGATTGGGCGGAACCGTCAGGATGATTCGGTTTCCAAGCGACCGTCATCGGCTGATTGACAACATACGCGCCGTTCTGCGTCGGGTTCAGAATCGTCGGCGCGGAAGGGGCCACGGCCGTCTGGATAGTGTTGCTGTACGTCCAGTCGGAGAAGAGCGTGGTCTTGGAGTTGTCATCGCCGTAGACAGGTCTTCCCACTAACGCCGCGTACTGGACTTGGCCCGCAGGAGCTGCGGTGTCGGTCCACGTGACGTTCTGGATTCCGTTTATGTCGGGAAGCCAGCCTTCGGCCGTCGCACCGGGGGTGCCTCCGGTTATGTCGGCCCATTCGCCGCCGTTCACCCTGCGCCGCAGTCTGATGCCATGCACATACGATTTCGACGCATCCACGGTCACGCGCACGGACTGTTCGGACAGTTTCACCGCGTTCACCGCCACGGGGGCGGCCGGCGTCGTGTAGATGTAGCCCGAGTACACATGGTCGGACACTCCGCCAGGGTTCTGGGCCGCGACACGGAACTGGTATCGGGCGTTCGCCTTCAACCCCGTGTACGAATAGTTCAAGGCGTCCCAGTTCAACGCCTTGACCAGACCCCACGCGCCTTGTGTGCCGCCGTTCAAGCCGACGCACTGGTCTGCGTAGATCTGCTTCCAATATTTTTGCGCCGCATTATCATAGTTCGACTGCCATGCGGCCTTCACGCTTGAATCATTGACCCGCGTCCATGATACGTTCTTCGGCGGGTTCGGTTTCGCATACGTGATGCCGGGAACCGTGAGGTTCACATGCGCTTCCGACCGTCCCGGCAAACCATATGGGATGTTCAGGAACGCGCGGCAGGAGAACGTCTGCGCGGACTCCTGCTTCGTGACGGTCACTTGCTGGGTGTGTAAATCCACGTCGCCGTTGAAGGACCGGTAGCCGAAGTTCACCGTGTTCGTGCTCGTGCTCACGTCATTGACCCAAGCGCCACCGGACACGGCATCGGACGCCACCCAGCGCGACGGGTCGGTGCGACGGTAGATGATGTGCACGCCTATGACGGCCTGTGTCGCGTTCTGCGAGACGATATCGGCTTGTACGCAGCAACGCCAGCCGCCGCCGATGATATTGCCGGCACCTTCAACCATGACAAACCTTTCTTGACGATGTTAGGAAACAGGAGGAAACCGTTGCAAGCTGAAACAAACTGGCTTGCAACGGTTCTCTGACGGTCAGCGCGGACGCATGTTGCGTTTCCGGGTGGCGGAAGCGACAAGGGTTTCCACCGCGTCGGCTATCCTCCGGTCGGAGGACTCCACGCCGTTGATAGTCACCGTGTTGTTCGTCGTGTTCCCCGTATTCGCGGGAAGTTCGACCTTTATCACCGGGTTGACTTCGACATTCCACGAGCCGTTCGCCGTGGATACGCGGCCACCGGTCGCATACGCCTGAGACTTCCTGCGAGCGTTCAACGCGAACGCGGACGGTTGCATGGCTTTCTCCACACTGCCGACCGCGTTCAACGTGTTCAGGAAACTCCTGCCATACACGGCGTCAATCTTCTTGACGGCTGCGGCGCGAAGCACCATCTCACCATTGGACAGCATCGCCGGAATCGAATCAGAAGTGGAAGTACCAGCGCCACGGATACGGCCACCGGTAGCGGCATGGAGAGTGCCGCCGTCCCTATGACGTGTCACCACATCCACGTAATTGGTGGAAATGACACTGCCGCTCTGATCACGCCAATAACGAAAAACACTGCTGACATTGGAGTCATCGCCAACCACACGACCCCAAGCCGAGGCAAGAGTCCTGTCGTTATAGAATGCGACATCACGGAACGCCTTACGTGCTCCTTCGTTCTCACCGAGAACACGACCCCAAGGCTTCGAGATCGTCAACCCGTTATAGAAGGCGGTCTCTTGGAACGCCTTACGTGCTCCTTCGTTCTCGCCAAGAACACGACCCCACGGGCGGGCGATGGTCAACCCGTCATAGAATCTGACCTCTTGGAACTTCTCGTCGGCGTCCGTATTGTCGCCATCCACATACGCTTTCGCGCGTGCGATAGGCTGGCCGTCGAGAGTCTTATATCCCGCGAGCTTGACCTGAGCGTCATCATCGTCGGCGTCGATGTTGAAGCTGACGCCCTTGGCGGCGGGAACCTTATTCTTCTCCACGTCCTTTATCTTGCCGGAAGCGTGGTCGATACAGTCGAGAATCCACTGTATCTGCTCGTCGGTCAGGTTCAGATAGCCGAGCTCGTCCCTGACCTTCTGCATGCGCTCCTCAGCGTTGCCCTCACCTGAGAACAGCCACTTGTAGGCTTTCTTGGACATGCCGAGAGCAAGAAGATTCTCCTTGACCTCGCCTGTCTCCCAGCGAGCATTGCCCTTCGCGTTCAACAGCAATGTGAGGTCCCTCTCGGACAAGTCGCCTTTCATCAGCTGCTCAACAAGACTGAGAACACCGTCCAACGTGGTGACCACTCCAGCTTCACGTAGCCGGATAACGATCTCTTTCTCACCATCGGTCAGACCGGATATGCCCTGCACGAGCTTATCCACCGCATCTTGGGCGATTTCCGAATGAGCGGTGATCGTGGTACCCACATCAGAGGGAATCAGACCAAGCGAATCAGCGTACCTTTCAGCAGCTTCCTCACTCATGCCAGCGGCCTGAGCCTGCTGCACGATGGCCTCACGCGCCTCATAAATGGAGTTTGCGGCCTTCTGCGTGTACTCCTCCACCTGACCGTTCTTCTCACCATAGGAGAGAAGCTGATGGGCGGACAGCAACGCGGTAGCGGCCACATCCTTCATCGCCTTGTCGGTGCGCACATAGGCGGCGTTGTTGGCGTCAGCCAGTTCGCCGTTTTCCTTGAACGCCTGACCGTTCGCCTTGACCGTCGTGGCGAGCGAGCTGAGCTTGTCGGACAGCGCGGAGGAGGAATCGGAGATTTGTTCGAGGGAACGCAGATATTTCATCTGCTCCTTGACGGATTTCTCCAAGCCTTCCTTGTGCTGCTTCTTCAACGCCTGCAACAGCGTGTCGGCGGCGATGGCGGCATCGGTCTGCTTCTCGACCATCATGCCGTACTGGTCGCTGGCCTTGTATGTCTCCTTGCTTTGCGCCTCCAACTGTTTGACGAGCTTCTTGTAGCCGGCCTCGTTGCCGCTGACCGCATCGGTCAGCGTACTGGTATTGATGCCCAGACGTTTGGCCGCGTCGGCTGCGGACGTGTAGCCGCCGCTGACCTTGACGAGCCATTCAGTGACCGCGCCGCCACCGTCCTTGCCGAACAGGAGCGACGGGTCATCCCACTGTTTCGTGGTCTCCGACTTGAAATCGTTGAACGCGTCCGCCGCCTCCTTGGCGTTGGACTTGATGCCCTTCATGCCGTCGATGACCTTGTCCATCGCCTGCTTGGATGCTTCCGCCTTCGTCGTGTAGTCGGATATCGCATTGCCGATGACGGCGATGCCCGCGCTGATTCCCAGACCGGCAACCGTCGTCCAGCCGCCGAACGCATCCCACAGGTTCTTCACGCCGGTCTTCAACGAACCGAACCTGCCGGACTGCTGTTCGGCCTGCTCCCCGGCCGAACGGATGGAGGCGATGGCCTGACCGTTCGCACCGACCAAGCCGCCCATGTCCTTGGAAGTCTCCTTGGCAGCGTTCCCCGGAAGGAGCAGCTTCTTCGAGTTAGCTTCCGCCGCCATGCCGAGGGAATTGACCTCGCTGATGGCACCGGACAGAATACCCGCATAATTGCCGGAACGCAACTGGTTCATCGCCTTAATCAGGGTGCCCATTTTCACGGACGCCTGTTCGGCGCTCAAACCCAGTTCGCTGAGCATCTTCTGGTATCGCATCGTGGACTGGATGTTCTGCAACATGCCGGTCTTCAACGACTCGAACGCCGTCTTGCCCGCACGACCGAACGTGGCCCACAATGTGATGATGCTTTTCACCGGCCCCGGCAACGAGTCGAACGCTTGGGCCACGCCGGTGGCACCCTTGGCGATGGTGCTGATAAGCGGGCTCACGGTACGCAAAGCGGACGCGAACGTGCCGCCGAACGTGCGCGACAACTGGCCCACCATGCTCGCCAAATCGGAGAACATGGGGCCCGCGTCACCCACCGCGTCAAACACCTGGCTGAACCCGTCGCGGACACCGGAACTGAAATCGCGGATTCCACCACCGGACTGCTGCAACACGCGACTCAACCCAGTGATGCCCTCGCCTACGATCTGGCCCGCGTCACCGAACACCGCGCGAGTGGTGTCCTTCAACGAGTACGCGGCGTCGCCAATATCCTTGAAAGCGTTGCGCATCTTGTCCTGCGCGTCCTGCGCACCAGCGCTCCAAGCCTCCAAAGTCTCTTGGAACTTGATGGTGTGAACGGCCTTGTTGGCTTTCTCCAAAGCCTCGGAAAAACCTTGGATACCGTTCTCGGTCTTCGCCAGAGTACCCAACGTGCCCTCAAACACGCCTATCAGGTCGAACACGGACGATTTCAGATAGCCGCCCTGTTCGATGGCCTTTTCCATCGCCTTAGAGACTTGACCGGTACGTTCGGCGGTATCCACCCAGTTCGCCCACTTCTCGGCCACGTCGGAAATGTAGGAGGCCATGCGGGGCAGATACTGGCTGGACTGGTCGCCCAAGCCGAGGAACGCGCGGGCCAGTGACTGCAAGCCCGGGTTCAGTTCGGACACCGCGAGGCGCGTGTTCTCGAAGATACGCGGTAGTTGGTCGGCTTCGTTCGACTGGCGCACCACGTCGATAAGCCCGTTGAGCACCTTGCCTTCCTCGACGGCGATACCGTTCAAACCCTTGGACAGTGAGGGGGCCACGTCGTTGGCGAGACGGTACAGGTTATCCCCGTACTCGTTCCAAGCGTTGTCGCCCAACTCCTTGTTCAGGTTCGCCAGCGAGGTCTTGGTGACATCGAACTTTTCCTTCAAATCACCGAACACCCGGTAGCCCACGTAGCCTGCGGACGCCAGACCAGCCAACGCGGCGGGAGCGGCCAACGCGGCCTTGCTCATGGACACGAGGCTGACGCCGACACCGCCCGCAGTGCGTCCCAGGTTCAGGAGTCCGGCACCCAACGCGGTGACGCCGGCACCGAGAATCGACCACTTGGGAACCACCTTGTCGAGCTTGTCGAACAGGTTCACAAGACTGTCGAACTGGTTCTGCACGCCCTTCAAACCGGTCGCACCACTGGTCATGCCGGAGAAAATCTTGCCAAGGTCAGTGCCCTTGAAATTAGCGAAGATGTCGATGGTGCGGGGGCGGGTGAAGTAGGCGAGATGGGCTCGGGCCAACGCGGTCTCCAAGTCCAAATCCATCTTCAGCTCGTCGTTCTTGTCCTCGAATTTCTTCAGCTTCTCCTCGGCGCGATGCATTTGCAGGTCGAGGTCGGCTTCAAGCTCCCAACGACGTTCGGGATTGGCTTTGATCTTGGCGGCGGTCTCACGCATCGACGCGATGATTCGTTCCTGATCGACCTGCCAGTCCACGGGAATGTCGAGGCGCGTATGACGCAGCTTCTCCAACCGGGCTTCGAGCTTGTCGGCGTTGTCCTCCCACACCTTGACGCGGACGTTGACCTCATGCTCCCGGTCGAGTTTGGCGCGCAGCTTCTCCGCGTCATACATCAGTTCCGCGTATTTTTTGTCCCATTGGGTCTTATCCAATGTAGCTTTGGCGGTGATCGGCTTGCGGGATGCGAAGTCGCGCAGCTTCTTCAGCTGGTCGAAGGTATTGTTGAGCTCCTTGCCGAGGTTCTTGTCGATGCCCATGGGCTTGAACTTCTGGAACGCGGCGGAAAGCGCGTTGATCTGGGTCTCCTGCTCGTCGAACAGGCTGGTCAGTTCGCGGGCGGTCTTGCGCTGCTTGTCCATCGTGCGGCGCGAATCGTTCTGTACCGCGTTGAGGCGTTTGACGCTGGTTCCCGTGTCTTCGAACACCTCGGCCAACGCCTTCTGGCCGGCCGTGAGCTTCGACAGCTGCTGGAGCTGCCTGCGGTTCAGCTTCTCGGACTTCTCCTCAAGGTCGAGAATCTTGTTCAGGCCGGAGAACAGCCGGTCGTTCTCACGGTTGAAGTCTTTGAGCCGCGCCTTGCGCATGAGCTCGGCGTCCGAATACTTGGAGATGGCGTCGGTCGCCTTCTCCCACTTCTTGGTGTTGGAGTCGATAAGACGCTGCTGTGCCGCTACCTTGTTGTCGAAATCAGCGGAGAAGAGCTTGTCCTGCGCCTTCTTGTTCTCCGCTATCTCCTTGCCTACCGCCTTCAGGTCGGCTTTCAGGCCCTTGAGCTGTTCGCGCAGCTCGGGGATGCGACTGTTCTTGTACCAGTTCGCGGTGTCGATGTTCCCGGCCTCGCGCAGCTCCTTCATCTTCTTGATGGACCAGTCAAGGGTCTTACTGACATCGGCTTGGCTGCGGGTCAACTGCTCCTGACGTTTGCGCCCGTTCTCGATGGCCTCCGCGTACATGTCGTAGGCGGCGTGCTCGTCCTTGATGAGCATGGTCTGCCTGCGGGATGCGGCCGTGGCCTCCTTGTCGTAGAGGGCGCGTGCCGAACGCATGCGGGAGAGACTGTCCTGAAGACTGTCGGCCACGGATTTCTGCGACTTCTTGACGAACGCCTCCGTCTGGCCGGCGGTCCGCTTGATCTGGTTGGAAAGCCGGTGAATCTTCTCATTGAACGACGTATCGTCCAAGTCGAACCTGCTGGTGACCGGCTTCTTCTCCCACTGCTTCCGCTGGGCCTGCATGGCCTTGTCGATGGCACGCAAGCCGGACGGGTCGCCGTCGATCTTCACCACGTTGGTGAGGGTCTTGCCGTCAAGGTCGCGCATCTGCTCCTTGGCGCGTGCGACGCCCTTCGTGTTCACATCAACGGTGACCTCGGGGTGGCGAGAATGCAGTTCCGCGTTGAGAATCTTCCAGAAATTATCGGTGTCCGGGCGAATATCGACGCCGACCGCGCCAGCGGAATACAAGGCCATGAGAAAACCTCCGGGAGGATAAACGAAAACCCCTCGTGGAATGCGAGGGGTTTTCTGCTAGAAACTGTTGCCGCCGAACACGGCACCCAACATGCCCGTGATCTGGGCGAACGACTTGCCCGCCGTGGAGAACGATTTCGGCCCGACCGAATCGGGCTTGACCACGGTGCCGGGCGGATAGACGGGCTGCGGCTTCGACTTCTTGTCGCCCATCATGCGGGCGATCATCACGCGAATCATCTCAAGCTGGTTCGTCATGCTGAGCATCAGCATCTGCGACTGCCCGTAGGTGAGGTAGGAAAGACGCGGCATGCTTTTCGCGTCTTCCCGTGGGAGCGGATGGTGTTCGGCCATCCACGCGCGGTACAGGCTCCCGTCAACGCCCTCCAAACCGTCCAGCAGGTCGCACAGCCATGACGGCTCCATGCGGCCCATACTGGCGGGGAGGTTGATGTTGTAGAAGCGTTGGAAGTCGGCCGAGACCGCTACTCTGCATTCTCCAAGCGCGTCTTGGAGGCGCTTGATTTTCCCAGTGCCACCGAATAGAACGTGGTCAGGGACACCAGCAGCACGTACAGGTTCTCCAAGGTGCGGCCACGGGTGAACTCGTCCCACTGCTTCTCGTCGGCCGCGATTTCGCGGTAGAACATGTCCGCGCACTGCACGATCTCGGCCATGAGGATGACGGCTTCGGACTCGTCGTACTTCGGCTTCTTCTTCGGCTTGTCGGCCTCATCGTCGCCGAATAAGCCCATGTCGCCCAGTTTCCCGTTGCGTTCGGAGATGCGCTGCCATGTCACCGAGAACTCGGCGGACTGGGCCACGTTCAGCTCCTGCGGCTTCGCCATGTCGGGCAGTCCCGCGAACAGCGGCTGCTCCTTGAGCTCGTCCCATGTCTCCGGCATCTTCGCGTTGTCGGTCGTGTTCTTAGTGTTCTCTGCCATCATCGGCTCCTATCCGTGGAAAAGAATGATTCTGAAAAGCCCTATCCGTGGAAAGAGGGGGTTCCTTGCCGCGCGGATAGGAGACGCGGCAAGGAAGAGACGGGTCAGACCGTGAAGTCGGACGGCGCGAAGTAGGCGACGGACGTGAACTTGCCGTTCTTGTCATGCGGAAGCACGCTGGATGTCTTGATGTTCGCCTGAGCGGAGAACTCCACGAACGAATCCGTGGAAAGAGCAGGCAGACTGGAGAACGCGATGTCCGAGTTCGGCAGCAGCAGGCCGGCACGGCCGGTCGTGTTCGTGTCGGACCACAGGATGAACAGGGACTTGTTGATGGGGGTCTTCTCCAAGGAGAAGGCCACGCCGGCGCCGGTCATATCGACCGCGTTGTAGAAGGTCTTGAACGTGCCCTTGTCGCCCTGCACCGAATTGAACGTCACAGTGCCGGTGGTCTGGGCGTACTGGGTGCGGAACGCCGCCTTGAGCCAAGTGCTCAACGTGGTGGCGTCGCCGCCGTCCAACGCGAACTCGGGCAGGTTGTCGTTCGACATGTGGCCGAGGTTCGTCCACATGCCGTCGCCCACGCCCACGGTCGCCGCCTCGACGGTGAACTGCTTGAGCAGTGCGGAGGTAATGATGGTCTCGGCCTTCGCCATGAAGATCGTTCCTCGGACGGCGGTCAACACGCCGTCGTCGTGGATGCCGATTTCGTCAGCCATATCGTTTTCCTTTCAAATATGGAAAACCCCGCAGCCGTGTAGGCGTGCGGGGTCTGATTGTGTGATTGATGGTTTTTCAGATAAGGTCAGCCGCGTGGGGACGCGGCCTGTATGCGTTTCGTGGAAGTCCACGCGACGATGCTTTTGGAACTGGTCATGTCGCCGGAAGACCGGGACTCGAAACCGGGATTGTCCACTATCCGCCCGATCTTCCCATAGTCGGTGCCGGGCCGGTAGGGCCATGCGGATATGCAACGGTGCAGCCATCCGCAGATGCGGGCCACCCGTTCCGGGTCACGGCCCAACACCGTCAAAGACAGCGTGTACTGCCATATCCAAGCCTTCAGATTCCAGTCGGGCTGCTCAGGAGCACCGCAATGGTAGAGAATCACGTCATGGGACAACAGGAGCGAATCCGTGGCGGGCGTGACCTCCGGTTGGATGACCGGCCTGAAATCACGGTTCTTCCATTCGACGGCGTCCAGGTAGGCGCGTGTCATGGCGACCGCATCCAACTGTTCCCTTACGGAAAGGTCGAATATCGTGGGGTCAGACATATTTCGCCTCCGACATGATGAACAATCCCGGCATCCAAGCCAGCGGGCTTTTGATGCCGTACTTGTGTTCCAGCCACCGGTTGAAGTAGCCGAACTCCAAGTGGGAGGCGATCTCGGAACCGTCACGGCCCTTGACGCTCATGATGACGGCGGTGTGCGTGCCGTGAGCGTGAGTGCTGATGTCGATGCGGTTGGCGACGGACGAATGCTTCGCCTTCATGTCGGCCAGCGCCTTGGCTTTCGCTTCGACCTTCTCCGCCACGGGACGGGTCGCTTCGGCTCCGAACAGTATCGCCATGTCACGGTTCAGCACATTCGCGGGCTTCAAGTTCACGTACCCCATGTGCGGCTCCCCTCGGGCGGGACAGGCGGTTTCAACCCGTTGTCCTCGGTCGCATGGCCGATGCACCTCGCGGTGATGTTCCAATGGTGGGCGGCATCCGAGGCGTGACGCATCTCCATAGGCGGGCCGTCAACCTCGTAACAGGCGTTATCGAGCCAGAACTGCGTGTTGATGTCCCCATGCCATTCCGGCGCGAGAACGATCGCCAACGCATCCTCACGCAGGCCACCGGTCGTTTGCGGCGTGGTGTCCTGCGCCCAGTTCTTGGAAAACGTGCTGTTCTTATTGATTCGAGGCTCGAACGAGCAGTAACAGTAGGAGGCGTCCCCATCCGGCACCGTGCCGGAACCGTAGACGGTTTCGACCGGTTTCATCGGCTGCACCACGATCATGTCGCGGTGCAGAAGGTCATCCGTGATACGAGGCTCCAACTCGGTATCGTCGTACAGGTGCCCGCCGCCGAGTTCATCCAAATCAACACCGTCGTAAAGGTGTCCCAAGTCCAATGTTTCATCGGCCATAGGGCCTCACAATCCGTAGATTCGGCTCAACCCGACACCAATGGTGCCTACGGGGCCATGTCCCTCCGCGTAACCGTCAAGCAACTGCTTTTCGCGTTTGCTCACATACAGGTTGGGACTGGCATCATAGGCGGGCGGATTAGGCTGGGGGTCATGCTCCTCATACGAATAGTTGCCGTTCGACTCGGATTTGAGCCGGTGCCATCGCATGACGCGAATCACCATCGAGCAGACCACGTAGGCGAACGTGTCCTCGCTCAGGTCGCCCGAATTGAGGCGGGGTTCCGCGTTGCCGGATTCGGTCAACGCTATTTCGGCGGCGATACGGCAACGTGACTTCACCCATTCGTTCGGATAGGCGTCGGCTAGCCCGGGCTGGTCAAGCAGACTGACCTGCATGTGTTTCATCCAGTCGATGCCGTCAACGCTTGCCATGACGGCTCCTACAGGACGTTGGCCTTGAACGTGCTGACGGCATCCTGCAATACGGGCAGCGCGGAGCCGTTGACCCAGATATCGTAGTTGGCCGGAGCCTGATGGGAGAGCATGGCGGCGACAAGACCGTCGTTGACGCTCTTGCTGATCTCATACTCGGAGTTTTGGGCTTCGGCGGTCGGGCCGGAAGCGGTGAAGCCAAGGGTCGGGTCGTTGAACGAGGGAAGCATGACGAACGTGGCATCGGGGATGAGCGTGGTGGTGTCCACGTCCATCTTGAAGCCGCCGTCCAGTTCAAGGTTCTCGTATTCGAGGTCGAGCATACGCACGTCGTTCAGCTGAAGCTGGCTGGCGAGAACGCCCAGCACCTGGTCGCGGGTCAGTCGTGGCTTGGAATGAGCCAAGTCCATGCCGGACGCTTCCTGACGGAACTGTTCGTTGACGCGCAATGCGTCGATGACCTTCGACGTGGTGAACGCGGCGTGCGGTGTACGGCCCTTGTTCTTGCGCATGACCTCAATCCAACCCTGAACGTCGGCAATCGGGTCGGAAGTAGCCTGGGACCAGAGAGTGGTCGGAGTCTGATTATGCTGCTTGGCCGGACGGCCGAACGAGTAGACAACGTTCGCGCCGTTCTCGTTGATGGTGATCTTGCCATCCATCATCGCGGAGATGGACTCAAGTTCAAGGGTCACGCCGGCGGCCTGGCCCAGATGCGTGGTCTTGGCTTCGGCCTTGTCGTGGATGAACTGCTTGTCGTTCGCGTGCTTGGCCATATCACGTTCGGTGATGTGGTCCATGCCGGACAGGGGCAGAAGGCCCGTATGCTGTTCGGCGGACTGTTCGACCATCGAAGTGTGGCCGATCTCGGCGTCCAGCGCACGACGCTGCATGGCGTTCGTGGAGAGCGTCGGCAGATTCGGCGTCCAAGAGACGGTCCATTCGCCGTCATTGGACTGGATGGGGAACATGGTGGAGAACGGGAGAATGCCGTTCACGTAATCGAAGCCCGCCTGCGCAACCTCGGTGGCTTCGCTCGGCGGGAAGATTTCCTTGTCCAATGCCATTGGATATTTCCTTTCAGATATGAGAAAACCCGCCACGAGGGGCGGGTTTCAAAGAATCGGTTTAGACGGGGTGTCAGGCGATGGTGATGGTGTTCGACTTGTTGTCGGTGCCGACCCAAGTGCCACCGGTGATGGCACCAGAGGTGTTCTTGGTCAAGGTGATGGACTTCACGCCCACACCAGCGGAACCGGCAGCGCCAGCCGAACCGGACAATGCGGTGACAGCATCATCCTCGACATCGTAGAAGCAGCCGCCCCACTTGGCCTCGTCGGCGGGAACGACCGGCAGCTTGCTCTTGATAATGTCGCCACGGTAGCGAAGGCCCACATAGGTGTCATCGACCTGCCAGCCGGAATAGGTGACGTTCACGGCGACGGCGGACTCCAACAGGCCGGCGATGGCGGTCTGACGGCCATCGGTAGCCTTCGGGTCATACGGGCCGTAAGCGCCCTTGTTGGTGCCGCTCGTGATCTTGGCGAGCGGAATACCGGAACGGATGTAGATGGTCGTGGCTGTCGGGCTGACCCCGGTCAGGTACTTGTTGCGCAGAGTCTCGTCATCGACGTTGAACAGTTCGGGGACGATGGTCACGGAGACTACGCCGCCCGTCTGCTCGCCGAAACGCCACTCATTGTTTTCCTCAACGGTGGTCAGGCCGGTGCCATGCACCATTTCAATAGGAAGCGCCATGAGTATGGCTCCTTTCATTTGGTTTGCTTGTTATGGTTGCGGCGGCGGGCGTTCTGACGGTCCATCGCACGCTTGTAGGCGTCGCCGCGCTTTGGTTTCGGATTGAACTCGCCTTCGGGGTTCTCGGCCTTTCGGCCTACGTTGCGAAGAGCCTCGGCTTCCGGCACCTGAACGCGGCCGTTCGGCTGAACACCCAACGGCGAACCGGGTTGGATGGGGTTGAGCTCCGCATAGGACTTGGCGAAGTCCGCGATATCCTCCGGCGTGCCATCACCCTTGTACAGGGCTTCAAACACCTTGTCAGTGACCTGCGGATACGTGCTCTTCGCAATCAGACGCGCGTTGTCGGCACGCACCTGGGCAAGCTCGGCCTGAACCTGCTGCACCTGCTTGAGGTTCGCTTCGGCCTGCTTCTCGTTCTTACGGCTCATCGCCTTCCACTTGGCGAGCTCGTTGTCACCGGGGTTTTCCTCCGGCTTGACGTTTTCATTGTTTTCCTGAATGTCGGCGGTCGTTTCTGCCGCGCCCGTTTCAGGCTGAGACTGCTGAACCGTTTCGGTTTCGGCAGTGTTCTGTTCTTCCTTGGTAGGCATCCGCCCGCCCCTTTCATTCACGCGGCCAAACCGAGGGTCGACCGCAGGTATTGGAGCCATGCCCTCTGATAGGACATGGCTTGTCTTAAATGCACCGAAGGCCGGAAGCTGTACTTTCGACCCTCGAATGGAAAATCGTCTTCCTCGCCCGTATCCAGCACTTTCTGATAATGCTGTTGAAACTCCATAGCCCTCGCATACATGCGCTGCAACGCGGTGCGCGTCATCTTCAGGTCGGGGATATGCCATTCCGGCGCGGGAGTGCCGTCATCGTATTCACGCCGCCACTGGGACTGCGTGAGAATCGGCCCGATCTCGCTATGCGATTCCATGATGACGCGCACGCTTTTCAGGTCGGCGGCTGACGTGCTGCCAGCCTTCCTGTAGATGGCGTCCAAATCCTCCCGGTTGAGTTTCAGACCGGGGTCATTGTTCGCGGTGATCGGGGCGACGGTGCATTTGCAGTTGTTGTGCATGGGCAGAAGGTCGGCCGTGGAAAACACGTTCGTGGCCGCGACGGCGCACAGGCCGCACGTGCCGGTCTTGGAAAGCTCGGGGTGTATGACCCTACGGTATTTTCTGACGCCGGAACCGTGGAATCGTTGCGTGGCCGCACTGTTCATGGCTATCTGACCATCGGTGTTCGCATTGTCCGTCAACCGTTTCACGGCGGCGTCAAGCCAATCATCGACGGCCTTCTGCACGTAATCGTCCAGATTGTCCCATGCCAGCGGGCGTATCGACGGGTCCCTTACGGCCATGCTCCGATAGGCGTCGGCAGGACGCACGCTCACCGCCCAAGGGTCGGTGTTGTCCCTTGTGACGATGTATTCGGGAATCTGACCATCCGAAGGCATGTTCACCATGCCGAGCATCACGTCCGCATAGGAGACGCCCAGATGCCGCATGGCTTTGATGAACGCGATCTGATTCTGTGTTATCCACGCGGACACGCCCTGTGTTATCGCGTCGTTCCACCAGTCGGCGGGGTCGAGCGACTTCCACATGTTCCACGCACGCTGCACGTAGGCGTCGACCAGCGCCTGACGCTGCCGTTCCATGACGGTCAGCGCCTGTGTCATGTCGGCCATCACGTCACCTCATTGGTGGAGTCCAACGTCTCGTCGCCCAGAGTGTCGTTCAGGTCAGGGATGGTCGATGTCGAATCCAACGTGTCCTGCAAGGTGGGAGCCGACTGCTGTGAGGTCTTGCCTTCGACCAGAGTGTTCTCCTGACTCAGGGCGGTGGCGAAAGCCGTGTCCTGCAAGTCCTGCATGGCTTCGGCTATATCCATCTCGCTCATGTTCAGGAACCGTCGCATGATGGTTTTGACCGGCAGCAGTCCCTTCACATAGTTGGCGGCTTGCGCCTGCTCCAAATCGGTGGGAGTTTCGACCGGCTGCCACATCGTCTCGAAACGTTCATCGGCGGCGGACTGCTGGCCGCTTGCGACCAACGCCATGCGAAGCAGCAGCACGAACGCATCATTGGCACGCTCGTTCATGTCCTGCACCTTGAGCCTCAACATGCGGGTGGTGAGCTTCGCTCCCTCCGCGCTGCCGGAAACGTCAGGGCTGAGAATCGACAACGGGGTGCCGGACGCGCCGGCCAACTGTTTGATGTCCGTGTTCGCGGCGGAGACAATCGGCGTGATGTCCGTCACGGAGCTTTCGCCCATCTTCGCGTCCTTCGGCATCAGCCACAAGGCGGCGGGGCCAAGCTCGAACAAGGACGAGTAGTCGATCTTTTCGCCGGCACGCGCACGGTTGGCCTTCACGGCCGGGTCCTGCTTCGTGTAATACTCGGGAAGGTCGCCGGACACCCAACGCTGTTTGAACGCCTGCATCTCCTGAATGCAGAAACGTTGGAAACGCTGCTGGTCGATGGCGCTCAACGTCGGAAGATGAGGCTCGAACTGGCCTCGACCGGTCGCGGTCTTCAACTGGACGATGGGCAGGCAACCGCAGTCACGGGCGAAATCAAGACCATCGGAACTGGCCGCGCCCACCCATTCGAACAAGGCGGGCAACGACGGTTTCTTCTTGGAATCATCGTTCGCCAGCTCATACACGGCATCCTCATAGTCGGGACTGTCGGTCGGCAGCGTCCGCGACTCCACCTCACGTCTGGCGACACGACCATACACGTCGGTCACATTGCCCTTATCGTCACGGACCAGACGGTACAAGGCGATGTTCTCGGTGCCTTCATCCGCGTCATACGAGTAGACGATGGCCGCGCTCTTATCGTCGGAAACGACGGTATCCCAAGGGCTGAGCCTCGAAATGTAGGCCGGGTTAGGCGTCGACCACGCCTGCGCATAGGCGGCACCGTAAATCGATGCGTCACGCAGCATGTTCAACGATTTCAGGTTCATGCCCGACTTCTGCCACATGTCGTCTGCGGCGGTGGAACGTATCGCCTTGTCCGACACCAGACGGAAGCCGGTGGGCTTCTCCGAGGTGATGACCGCGTTCGCTATCGTGCTCGCCAAGTTCATCGGGCAGATGTCCACGAACCTGCGGTAGATGTCCGAACTGGTCACATCCATGTTGCGGGGGACCGCCTTCGTGGGTACGGTCTCCTTGCCGTCGTAGAACGTTTTCAACCGGCACAGCATGGGGATACGGTTCACCAGCCGGTTCGCCAACCGGGTAAGCACCACGCCGTCGCCTCCCGGTTCGACATCATCGGGAACCAACGACTCCAACTGCACGGCCATATCTCACCGTCCTTCTAATAAGTCACTCGGGTAACGTGGGTGCGCACCCTCGGCGCACGGGAACTGGCCTGTTCCAGATAACGGGTACGCGCCGTATATGCGAGGACGCCTGCGATGCAGGCGTCTATCTTCAACGGACTGTTCGGCGTCTCCTTGTACACGAGGTACTGAGTGGAGCCATCGGCGTTCGTCCTGCGCAGGTTCTTCCTTCGCGCGTTTCTGAAATGCGCGAGAAGCCTCGGGTCGGCCAACAGTGCGACATCACCGATGACGGGATTGTCCTCGTCATCGCACGCCGTCCATTCACGGCAGAACGCGGTATGCATGTCCACATACGCCTGCTTCATGTCCGACTCCCAATTGTTTGTGTGGAACATGATCGGGTCGCCGTTGTTGCGCTGGCCCACAAGGTCGAGATACGAGTAGTCGGTTTCCCAGCCGATAATGAGGTCACGCCAGCCGTGGACATCCGCGAAGAAGCCGACAACGTTGTAGTTGTCCAGCATCCAGCGAACCTTGCGGTCGAACGCCTCCACATCGACCTGCCAGTCAGCGGCCTCGGGGCCTTCGGGCTTCTGTTCCAGTTTGATAAGGAACAACAGGCCGTCCCTGACACGGCAGCCGACCAAGGCGGTCGCATCATCGGAAAGCGAACCGTCGAAGCCAAGCGTTATCTCGTCCTCGTCCGAAATAATGTCCTTCCAAGGCGCTGCCTCGTCCAAGTCGGTGCCCTCGGGAACGCCCGCATACAATGCGATGCCCGCGAGATGGCTTTTCAACAGGGATTCGGACAGCCAAGCGTCGGAAACGCTCGTGAGACTGTTCAGGTAGTAGCGAATCGAATCGCCCACATCGGAAGCCGGGTCGAGGATATCCGCGATAGGGCCGCGAATATCAACCCAGCCGTCCTTCGACGGGCCCGGCTCCACGCCGGGGGAGCGAAGCGAATACCCGTCATCGCTCACACCCTCGTCGTTGACCGGCACGATGCTGCCGTCAGCGAGAATGATATGGTCCTTGCCGTCCCTTGACTTCGCGGCGGAACCATACGCCTCATACAGGCCATGCTTCAGTTTGCCCGCATCACCCAGGTCCTCGATGTTCAAAGGCGAATACCTGTGGTCGAACAGCAGCTTCGGGTCCTTGATGCGACCCTCTCGAATATCCTGAGCGTGCTTGTAGGTCTCCTCGGCGATACTGTTCTCGCCGGGACGGTACATGGTCGTGGTTTCCAACACCCACGGTTCGGCGTCGCCCATACGCTTCGAGAGATTACGTTTCAGCGTATGATACGTGGCCTTCAACCGGGGAACGTTGTACAAGTGGGATTCGTCGGCGATGATGAACGTCTGCTTGCCGCCGTCATGCGTGGAAGAACCGGTGGCACCGGGCTTGATCGAACCACCCTCCGGCAGCAGGATACGGGTTTCACCGACATCAAGACCATAACCGCGCAACTGGCTCAAAGGCCCGTTCTCGCAGTTGTACTTCATTACCTGATAAACGTTATCCGTCTGTTCTTCGGCGGTGGCGATGCACACCACGTTCGGGCCCTGCACGGGACGGCCCATAGGCTCGCCCGGCAGATACTCGTAAGTCTGGCCGAGGAACGTGTAGGTTTCCCCGCCCTTCGCCCAACCGGCGAAACGGCATGGGCCCAAAGCCTCGAACAAACCCAGACGGCCACCCTTGCCGGACTTGTCACAACCCTTGGGGCGACTCAGGAACACATGGTTGAAACGACGCTGCCCATACTTGTCGAGCGCGTAACAGTCCACGTAGAACCGCGCATACTCAGGACTCTCATACACGGGCATGTCATACGCGGGCTCCGAACCCACGACGCAGAACGACTGTATCCACCACAAGGCAAGCCAGCCAAGCGAACGCTCCCTATCCTCGGCGGTCAGATTAGGGATAACGTCATGCATCAGCCCACCGCCCGACGCTGCCTACGTGCTTCCTCCATGCTGATGACGTTCGAGGAACCCGAATACGAGGACGCCTTCAAATCATTCGCCTGAGGCGCGTCGAACTTCAAATCGTTACGCGCCTTCGGAGTGACGCCGATCATGGCCTCACGCTGGCGAATCTCAGCCGCCAGAATCGCACGCCCCTTACGGGAACGTTTGAAATCATCCTTGAGCAGCGCCGTATCCAACACGAAATCCCAGTCAGGGCCGACGCCCATACGCTGAGCCAACGGGCTACGACGCAAATCCTCATACCAGCGGCGAGTGACCGGCAACCATTCATCGCCCGTATCCGGGCGAACATCAGGCAGTTCCGGCCCAACCGGCTCCTCGGGACTGCTCAGCAAAGGCATCGCGGCTATCTTGGACGCCCTACGCCCGTTTCCTGCCATGATTCACGCTCCGTTTCCGCCCATTCCGGGCTGTCCGACGCACGGGCTTTTCGCCCCTGCACCGGTCGTGAACGAGAATGCGGTTCTCCAAAGTCGCTGAATGCGACTTCTCCAAAGGAACCTTCCACTCAAAAGCCGCGCCGTCAGGCCCGGCACTATCTACATCGACCAGTCCGCCGCACTTCTGGCAACGGCCGGCACACTTCTCAATCACCTGCGAACGGGTGAAAGACTCGACAACCATCCGAGGCCGTTCAGCCGGTTCCACCGTCCGCTCATGCAACACGGTTTCAGGACGCGACGGCAGCTCGGGATGCAGTTGACGTTTACGGAAATACCTCAAACGGCACTTGTCCGAACAGAACAAGCGAGAGGAACGCTCAGGGTCGAACCATTTGAAGCACACCGGACACATGCGGGTGCGCAGTCTCCTCAACGGAGTGCCGGAATAGTAGTTCCGGTTGTAATGCTCCCTGCACAACCCTTTGGCGCACACCGGGTTAAGACACCCGAACACAGCGCAACGCTCTATCGAAAAGCCGGCCTCGAATACCATTCGGCCTCCTCGCGGCTCCTACGCTTTTCCACCCGAGCCTCACCACTCTCACGAGCGGTTTTCTGCTTATGATGATATGAGCACAACGCCCACAGGTTCGACGGGGAATCATCATCAGGCTCACCGTTCTTCGCGCGAACCTTATGATCGACCTCATTGGCAGGATAGCCGCAAATATGCTTCGCCCCCGTATGCCAGTCGGTCACAATCCACTGGCATCGATGGTGGTCCCGCTCTAATATCCGCTTGCGGGTCCGCTCCCATCCGGGGTTGAACCGTGCATCACGGTTGGAAGATGACCAAGCCACGATGACTCCTTACACGTAGGGGGCGGAGCCGGTGGGAGCGTGGCGAGCGAGCATTCCAACGGGGTTAATCCAAATACAGGGGATGTTGGTCCACGAGCCACCGGTTCCTAGAGGCAATCCCGAGAATCGAACTCGAACCTGCGCTTTACGAGAGCGCCGCTCTTCCAATGAGCTAGAATGCCATGCCTCCCACTAGGGGAGCGCTGTTCAGTTATCGCCGCACGGCATGGCATGAAGCCGCCGCCGACATCCGGCGATGACCCAAGAAGCCGTCACCGCCTGTAATCGCCTCTTCTTGAAGGCGTTGTGGTACCGGAGTGGACTCGAACCACCGACCCTATGACCGTAGCCATACGCTCTAGCCGCTGAGCTACCGGCATCGCATACCTGGTGAGAATCGAACTCACGTCACCGGTTTTGGAGACCGGTACTCTACCATTGAGCTACGGGCATATAGGGATAGTCGAACCCCCACGACAGTCAGGGCCTTGACCAGCCTCACCGACCATCTCGCGGATGATGCAAGATTTGCACTTGCGAACCTTTTACGGTTTACGGCCTAGCAAGCCGCCGCATTCGTCTACTCTGCCAATCATCCACGGCCACGCCCCCGGTCCAAGAAAACAACACCAATACAAAACGGAATCCCAGAGAACTCGACCTTACAAATCCTCGTAAAACTGTTTTGACGGTTCGGTTTTCAAAAAAGGCGTGGCCTAGTCGTGAGAGAAGGAATCGAACCCACAACACACCGGGTTTGAGCCGGCGTCCTCTACCAATTGGGATATCTCACGCAAATACAAGAAAACCCCGCGACTGCGGGGCCTCACCTTGTCAGGAACCCGAGCTTCGCTCCAATCCCCGACAATCCATCTACACGACATTTTACTCACAACAAGCGTTGCAGCAAGCGTTGCAAGAGTATTCCCACCACCAATGAAACGCTAATTCAAAAAACAGCCCAGCAGATCATTCACGAGCAGAACCATTGTCCGTGCGGCCCCCACGTCTTACCGGGGTGGGGCTCTCCCACCCCCATGTGTGCGCGTGCGCGTGTGGGCGTGCGTGTGGGCGTGCGTGTGCGTGTGCGCATACGTGTGCGCATACGTGTGCGTGCGCGTATCCGCGCGTGTACGCGCGTAGGCGTGTGCGTATGGGCGCGTGCGCATACATGCGTGGTTATGGGACTGTGAGCGGCGGCGGCATGAGGTTGAGTGATGTTGGCTCATGTTTGGTGATTGTTGCATGGTGCAACTGTTGTATGTGTAACTATATGAGTTGGGGTAGTGGCCTGGAATTGGGATATCGGCAATTTTTGCGTGGTTTTTGGTGGTTTCGACACGCCGAAGAATGCTAGTGTTTCCAAGGGTTTATGTGGTATGTATTTATACCCGATTTGCGTACCCAAGTGGTAGCGCGTATAGTGATAGCCATCAACCACGGAACACCAAGAAAGGAACCACGAGATGAACACCACGGAGATTAAAACCAAGGCCTTTAGAGCGGCGGTAGACCTGGCCACGGTATGTAAGCCCTGCACCTATGACAACGTGCTGGACCTCACGGCCATGTCCCTCGGTATCGAAATGGACGACAACGAGGAATATCCCGCCGAGCTCTACCGCAAATTCGGCAAAGTGTGGGACGAACTCAATCGATAATCACAGCGCCGCCGATAGGCGGGTACTGGGTTCGATCCCCAGCGGCGCACGACGTCCCCGGCGATAGGTGAGAGCTACCCCGAGTGACATGCAAGTTTGATAATTTAACAGTGTTACCGATATCCAACCGGTAGGTTGGTGAGGGATAGCGAAGCAAGGCAGAGACCTTGCGAGTAGTGCGGGGGCCGCTGAAAGAACGCGGCGAGATGGCATCAGAAACCCCGTCTGCGAAACGAGCCAAAGGTATAATTGGGCCCACTGAACAAAAGCGAGGTGGGCCATGAGTCTTAGGGAGTATAGGCAGAAGCGAGGCTGGACACAGCAGCAGCTAGCAGACAGAACGCCAGGTGTTACCCGTGGCCGAATCGCCGCGTGGGAGACGGGCGCTAGAGACTTGGGCGACGCCTCATTTAACGTTGTCCTCAAGCTAGCTGACGCGCTTAAAATATCCAATCCCCGTAAGCTGTTAGAGGCTGACAAGCCGAAAGAAAACACTAGCGACAGCTAGGTGTGTGCCCTAATCAATTCTTCGCCTGACTGTAGGCATTGTATGCAGTCGGCCTAGCTCACTGGGTTTATCCCATAGTCTAGGCACTCATAGCGTGTCCCAAGGTGGACGGGATACGCTGGAACCTGTTATATCGAAAGGTGGTGAGCCGTGCCGGTTGGCGATATCGTCGTTGACCCGCGTATCCAGACTCGACATCCCGACGTGTCCGCTGATTCGGTGCGCGTGGCATGGTCGAACGTCGTGCGGTTTATGGCGCGTGAGGATACCGACCCGTTGCGTTATGTGGCGGTTGGATACGACGAGTACGGGCGTTTGCTGGAAATGGTGGCGGTACTAGATGAGTCGGATCGTTGGCATGTGTTCCATGCCATGCGTGCGACGCCGAAGGTGCTGCGGGAACTGAAACTTTTGTAAAGGAGGAAGTGTCATGTCTTTTGTTGCGAAGGGTGGCCGTGTGGTCACTGATGACATGTTGGACAAGTGGGCCGACGATGCGGATAACGGCGAGTTCGGCGGAAGGCCGGGTGCGGTGTATTCCGGGCCTGTCGTTCCTGTCGCTCAGGCGGATGCTGTCAGTCGGACGTTTTCGTTAAGCGCTGACATGTCGGCCATGTTGGATGCCGTCGCTAAACGTCGTGGCGTGTCCGCTGATGACATCATGCGGCACGCGCTGGTGCGTGAGTTCGCGTCAGTGTGAGCTGTTCGGCGTGCTGGTTTTCCGACACGCCGATTTGTTTAAACCAAAATGATACGTTATGCTATCAATTATCAAGCCCAATCGGGCAAGACAAAAGCAAGTTTGAGAACTTAACAGTGTTTCCCTACATGCAAATGATACATTTTGCTGTCATAATTGGTTTACCTACTACTAGAGAAAGCGGGTAAGCCTATGGGACTTAAGGAACTGCGCAAACAAGCCGACTTAACACAAGTTGAGCTAGCCAAGCGCACTGGAATAGCGCGAACAATCATCAGCAGTTATGAGACCGGGCGGCGAGACGTTCGGAACATGACTCTTGAAAACGCTTTGAAGATATCCAGTGCACTCAACTGCCAACCGAGCGACCTGATGCGTTAAAAGAATGCGGCTAAGTAGCGCCAACTACCTAGCCGCGTGCCTTAAGTTGAAAGTTCTCTAACCAATCAATCAAATCGAGGCTGTGCTATCTTAGCACGCCTCACATGGAAGTGAGGAACCATGCGTAAAATTCTGGCGGCTTCAGCCGCGTTAATCACACTTTTCACCCTGTCCGCTTGCGGTAGTGATACCGCGAACATCCCGCAATGTGAGAACGAAGACGGCTCGGGTCAAGCTGGACTCTGCTACTGGGATAGTGCTCGAATGGGCAACGGACGCGGTACCGGCCTGTACATCTACCAAGACGGCGTGCTAATCGGCGAACGCTACTAACTTTCAATCAGATTCAATCAGTCGCGCGGCTGTCTCCGCGCTTCATCAATTCAAGGGAGATTCAACAATGTCTATTGAGGAAATGTGGGACGCGCTGAAAGATGATTACGGTGTGTCCGAGCAGACTTTGCAAGTTGTCACCAATATCAATGGCTACAGTACCGACACCATGCATGACGTGCTGTACGCGGTAGCCGCCGAACGTCACTTCGATGGCGAGGTGGCATGATGGCACGCTACTTCTACGCTTTCCGCTGGGCTTATGGTATCGGCACGACATGGGATGACGGGTCATGGCCTGGGAGTCTCAGGGTGTTTGATTCGAGGGCTGAGCGTGACGCTTGGGTTGCCGACGACGTGTTTGATGGCAATTGGCATTGTGAGGCCATTACGGCGAAAGAGGCGCGTCATATCATGGCCGATACTGTTATCAGTTTTGATAATGATATGGCCGCACGGTACGACGGTAGCCGGTCGGCTGTCGAACGGTACGCGCCTACCGCCGAATTGGTCAGGGCATGGCGGCGTATCGACATGCAACTTAACCCAGTTGCGTATATGGGTGAGTGATCGACCATGATTGACCATTACCGTTGCAAGTCGTTTCCCGTGGCTGTTGCCACTCAATCGCATTATGAGGCCAAAGGTTATCCCGTGGAGCTAGTCCCGTGGGGTAGGGGCTACATGGTGCGAGTCCATCGTTAATAAATCGTTGTGGGGCATGGCGTTGTGGCCGTGCCCCTCTTGTTTAAGGGAGATTCAAAATGTCCATTACCGTTAAAGATGTTGCCGACATGGTGGAACGTGTTGACGAAAAACTATCGCCATTGACGCGCTATGACGGTTTCCAACCCTATGAGGGCATCTATCGCCTTGGCGACTGGGGATATGTGACGGAAACCGAATATAACAAGGCTTTCGAGCATGAAGATGGTTGGGCGCAAGACGCTTACATTTTGGACGGTAACGGTGTGAGCCATACCCGCATTAGTCAGCTAATTAACGAAGACGATACCGGTAAGGCAATTTCCGATTACATCAATGAGCGTTTCAACAATGACCAAATGGACGACGTTTTCTACACCGAAGCCACCGAAGAGGGTGAATGCTGAGAGTCTTCTAGCCGCCTACTCATTCCAGAAAATCAATCAAAATCGAATCTTTACAAGTGAGGTAAACCAAAATGAAGAAGCTGACCAATGACCCGTCGCGTAACGTGAATGCCGTGAGCGGCATGTGGGTGCGGTTGCGCAAGGATGGCTCGAAATATGATGTTCGGTATGTGAACGCTCGGGTTAGACGAGTCTGGTCACTTTCCCAGACTTCGCAGGGCACGGCGTGGAATGTTCAGGCCAAGGGAGTCCAGTATGAGGACTTTTTGAATGGCATGAGGTCAAGCTCCGTTGACCTTGAGCATGGTTGGATGCTCATACCCGATTCCGAGCGTATGAAGACAGTGCCGGTGCCGGTACCTACCGGAATGGACGCTAAAACGGTTGGCGGCATTGTCGCGTACCCATCGATCGATGCAAACTGGAAGTGTGAGGAGGAACGCTTCACGAGCAATGTTCAGTGGCCGGTGCCTATGCCCGAGGACGCGATATTGGAAGACGAGTTCATGGATGATGAACCCGCGCCGGATACACAGGAGATTCCCGAAGTGCCGCCGAAGGTGAACAGTTTCGCCGTCTCCTATTGTACGATGCCTGACCTGATGATGGCTAAGGAATGCCCCGAATTGCAAGGTTTGGGCCCTATCCGTCACTTCCGTACCAGCAAGGGCCGCAAGGTGGCCTACGTTGCTTCGGCCAATGGCAGGTGCGTTGTCGCCTACCGTGCCCGTTATGAGCGTGGCAGTGACAGGCAGTTGGAAAAGGCGGTGGCCGATTACGTGGCTACCGTCCGCGACAAGTGGGTTAAGGCGGCGTGACATGAGCGAGATTCGGGAGAAAGCCGTACGCCTGTTGTTGCAGGCGGCTTACGAGATGGCCGCCGATAACGCGGATAGCGTGGCGGATATCTTCGACTGCCAGCATGGTTTTATCGATGATTTACGCCGTCGTGCCATGCTGAAGCTGGACAAGCCATACACCGCGCCGGACTTCGATACTGCGGAACAGCAGATAGCCGAAACCGGTTTGTCGTTGGACATGCTCGACAAGAGGGCGCGTGAGGCGTTCTCACAGAAGTATTCCACCACGTATGACCGGTATGAGTGCGCTATCGGCTGGTGCATCGACGACATGCTGGGGTGGGAATGATGGAAGTCAAGATACCCACTAGCAAGATTCGTGAGGTTCTGGAGTCCTCTGGCTATGCGTATACGCCGGATAATATCGCGGCGGTACGCGCAAACATTCCACTCCACACGTCTGACCTGATTCTGGCGGCATTGAACGCCACCGATTTACCCGACAAGCGGTTTGCTTTGCCGCTGTTCTAAGGAGCTTTTCAAATGACCACTTACTATATGCAAGACAAGCATGACCATTACCGTTACACTCGAATCAGCAAGCCCCGCGCCTACTGGGAGTGGCTGACCTACGCAGTGGAATGGCTGGTCTGCTGGCATGAGATCAACCCGTGCACGTTCCATCACTTCGGTTGGCGTTTCTGGCATTGGGTGCCTTGTTGGGCCTATTGCGAGGCGATGGAAGGCGGCGATATTGCGGAGCAGTCCTATCTTGACTCATTTCGCAAGGTGGAGTATTCCGACAATGGCCGTGTGGCCGTCATTACCGCCTATTGATTCCTGCCGCCCGGTGTTTTCCTCACTTCCACCGGACGGCATTCCGTTTTTAACCAAATATGGTATATAATTGATACCATCTATTAACCGTTAAGGAGGTTGTTATGGGTAAGCTGGTAGCCAATATCGATGATGATGTCAAGGCGCGTGCCGCCGCGCTCTACGATTCCATGGGCATGAGCCTGAGCACCGCCGTCAACATGTTCCTACGCCAGTCTCTGGTGGACAACGGGTTGCCGTTCAAGCCGACGCGGCACACGCCGGACGGTTATCCGGTGCCGCCTGTTCACAATGCATACATGTTCGAGCGTTCGGAGAAGGGCCATGTGATACTGCCCGCCGATTGGGATGATTCGGAGGATGATGTCTATGACCAGTACGCCAAATGAACCGCGCCTGTATGACGTGTGGCTGATGTGGGTCGAGTTTCCCGACCATCCCGGTATCGGGAAGCCGCGTCCGGTGGTTATCACCGAGGTTGACGGTGATCTGGTGTCGGGTATCGTGGCGAAGATAACCGGCAACACTGATTGGGATGAGGCCGGTGACGTGCCGCTGCTCGACTGGAAGGCCGAGGGGCTGTTGAAGCCGTCACTCGTGCGCTGTTCGCAACGCTTCTACTTCAACAGGAGCGAACTGCTGCAATGGTTCGGACGACTCTCGTTGAGGGACGCGGAGCATGTTAACGACGGATTGGAAGCCACGTTGGACATTCCACCATACAGGCGGAGCGTATAGCCGTTATCGTTTTCATGGCCTCATGGACTTGTTCTATGAGGCCATTCTTATAGAAACCATCATTTAGAACCGCATCATAGGGCTTTCTATGGTGCGGTTTTCACATAAATCAGCATTTAGACGGGACTTTAGAGCGTTCTATTGTTCCGTCAATCGTTTTACCGAACAATACAAAGGAAGGTTTTGTCATGGAAGACAAGTTGGAGAATTTGCAGGCGTTGATTGAGGGCTCGGGGCTAGGGGATGTACGCCAAAAGGTGCGGGGCATGTCCGAGGCGCGGGTCCTGTGGGTATTGGATGGATATAAGATTGATGGGTTGCCGTCCGGCCGTGAGTTTTTCATCGAATGGGATTCGCTGGAGCACGTACAAAACCAGTTGAGGGAGCTTGCGGACGGCGGCTATGACGCCGACGATGACGTGGCCCAGATGATGAATGACCTTGTGCCTGTCGATACGGCGTACAGTCGTATGCGCAAGGTCCGCGCCAGCTTGAAGTTTTTCGCCGCGATGGCGGAAGGCGACGGTATGGAGACCTACCGTATCTCCCAGCATGTCACGACAATCGAATACCGGCAGGTCAAGGCTCCCAAGGGATTGACCTTCGCTGAACTGTGCGATTGGGTGGAGGAGAACGGTGACGGCGATCTATACGACGTTGACGATATCGGCAGTGACGTGTTCGCCGCCAGTCGCCAGGATGGTACGGAACTTAGTTCCAAGGAGTCGAAATGATTACCGCGATCTACCGTTTCGAGCGTTTCGACCCCGCCACCAACACCGAGTTGTGGCGGCGTATACCACGCTGGAAGCTGCGTCTCATGTGGCTTCAAGCGTGGCTTAAACGCGATAAGGCGGCTCGAATCGGCTACCGGGCGTGGTTGTACGCGCGTGTTTCAGGTGGCGGCGAATGGCTGACCGGCGACATGCTGGACTGGAATCAGGAGGTGTCCAAGTGAACGTCGAACGTATGGAGAAAGCCTTGCACGAGGTGTGGAAATACTATGACGAAGCAGGGGAGACTGGGCAAAACTATGTGCTTGACCCGGATAATCTCACCAAGTTCGCCGCCGATCTGTGCAAGGAATACGAGAAATCTTGATACACTGAAGGCCACGGGACTATCTTGTGGCCTTCTGGGAATTAGCGAACCAAGTACAAGAGGCATGATGTTTCGTCATGCCCGAATATTCTTTCAGGAGGAACTATCATGTCCATCAAAACCACCATCGTCCACATGCCCAGCGGAAAATGGCGTTTGGAAACCCGTCAAGGCGCATGGCCGATAAACCGCAATTGGAATGGGTTCAACACGTGGCCGGAATACGATCACAAGCCTACGAAAGAGGAAGTGGATGTGTTCGCACGTGAACTGTTCAAGGCCATGTTCGGTGTGGAGCCGATATTCATTGGTATGGAAGATGACGAATACGAATACGATTCACGTGCCGGTCTTTGACGGATAAGTGGAAAACGTGGGCCCGATTATACGAAAACATGCTTTTCATTCACTGAAACCCGTGAAGATCAATAAAAAATAGATTTTCACGGGTTTCAAGCTATGATAGGCGTGTTATAAGACGCCGCTGCCTCTCGTGGAAGCACACTAGGGCGGCATTCTCATGCTTGACCGACTACTTCAACGGAAAGTCGAATACCAGCTTATATCCGCTTGTAACCGGGCCTTCCACAGGTGTGAATGTGAGACTACCGTTGTCGTTTTCCGCGATCAGGTAATGATTCGTGCATTCCTCGTTCCATTGGACTTCCCATACCGCGTCGGTCGGAACCTTTTGGAGAAAATCATGCAGTTCGTCAATGGAGATTCTAACCGGCATGATTCTGGCGAGCGTGGTCTTATCCACCTTGACTGTGGCGATGGACTCCACGCTGTCATACGTTTTGATAGGCGTATCCTCTCTGGGGGTATCCGGTTCATCAATGATCGTTCCCACTGGTATGAAGTCGGGTGGAACGTCGGATAGGACACCCGTGAAAATATTGCGTGCCAAGTCCATGTAACGCTTCACAGTTCCCCCTTGGCTTTTCTCGTGTAGTATTCCTCAGCAGACAACAGTTCCAGAATCGGAGTCTGCTTATTGACCTCCAACAATTCCTCCCATGTCATCCACGGATGAAGACCCGCCAGGGTCCCGCACCAAAATGTTTGATACGGTGCCTTGTCATCGTGTCCGAACAGCCAATTATCACTGCGGGGAGCATACCGTTTGATGATCCGTCCCCAACCGGTTTGTGACCCAAAGCGGATGCGCGCCCAGTATTCGCCCGGCAGTATCGGTTCCACGATACTCGGACGCGGCTTCTTCTTAGGTGCGGGACGAGTGGCGTAGGCGAAATCCTCCTCATAGACAACGAGAAACACCGAAACCGGTTCCTTTTCGACTCCCAGCTTCCATGTGGCTGAGACACCAACTCCGTCTCCCTCGACCTTAATCATGGAATGCCAATCAGTGCGGGACTTGAACCTGTATGTGTTCGTGCTGCCTTTGACGTGAATCAAATCGCCGGGCTTCAGGTCATCCCAGCCGACGCGAATCTTCTTGCTCACCTGTGGTCCTCCTTGCCGATATCGCTGAATCGTGTGTAAAGCCGGTCGTTCACGACATACGTGTTGTAATCATCCTGTTGGATGTACCACCAGCGGTTTTGATGGCCGGCCTTCAAATACTCCTCGCACGTGTGGTCGATAGTGTTGTCGGGGTTGACCTTCTGCCTGAACGACAGTTCATCAACCACGTTGCTATCGGCCACGAGACCGGCTATCCGGTCGATACGCTCCGGCGTGAAATCGGGAGTGACCACGTACACGACACGCACCTTCTGACCGTCGAACCATTTGCGGGGCAATGCCAACGCCACGTCATCGGACAAGCTCGTGGGACGCATGTGATACACCACGCGGCTGAACCTGACCTGCTGCATGACTTGAGCCACGTTGCGTCCGCATTGGAAGTAGCTGGTGTGCATCTCGGTTTCCGTGAGCCAGTCTCCGGCCCTGCGTATCGCCTCCCGGTAGAAGGCGACACGTTTCGACGCTTCCGGCTCGCGCATGGGGAACAGGGGGTCTCCGCCGCCGCTGAAGCTCAGGAACCTCATGGGGTGGCGTTCGCTTTCACGGCTGATGGTCCGCAGCGTGGCCTGCATGTCCGTCACCGGCACGTTCAATCCGGTTTTCCTTACGATGCAGTAGGGGCATGTCCAATGACAGCCGAAATTCGTGATAACCGAATAATGTCCGTTCATTGTGTTTCTCCGATCAGTTGTTCCATTTCACTCACGTTGTCCTGCTTGCGTTTCAACGCCACGCAACGACGTATCCACTCGCGTTTGCGCTTATAGACGTTTGTTATCTCCACATTGCTCAACAGTTCGTTGCATGAGCAGACAAGCTGAGGAATATCCGACTCCGAGTCCGTTTGCACGACGGGTTTCTCCCCGCAGACAGGGCATTCGGGAACCGGCTCGTCAACCACTGCCTTCAACCGTCTGCAACCGGTATTCCACTTCTGAACACTCTCGTCTTCAAAAAACGAGGCGAACGAAAGGATGCTTTCGACGTGATCGCACCATTCCAAGAGCTGCCACGAGTCTTTTTCCAGCCAGTAGTCGCGGTAGTTGCGGGTGACGCACACATGCTTCAGTTTGGGTACGAGTCCGCAGATGGGGCATGGTTCCACTACCGGTGGTTCAGGTTCCGGTTTTTCGACCGGTTCCGGCTCCTCCAAGTGCAACAGTCGTTTCAGCCGGTTCACATGCCCCTCGATTCCATCGACTCGTTGAACGCCTTCTGAAACGCTTCAACACCGGCTCCAACGGCCTTTTCGACGGAACCGTCGGGCGGCGGCATCACGGTCGCGTGCGCGCATGGTCGCATGTCGTCACCTATAAACACGCTGCCCGGTTCCAGTTCGCCCACCACCGGGACTTCCACGGTGAACGTGGCTAGTTGAAGCGCCTTGGAATACAAGCCCAATACCACTTCCGTGGTGCCAAGATTGATGCTCATTGAGTAATCTCCCTGTGTCCGAGGAACTTGTTGACGAAGAACGTCTGACCTTTGCCCGTGACTTTCGGTGTCTTGTTGATGGTCGTGTGACCGTCCGAGTGAACCACGGTGGTTTCCTTGATCTCGAACAATCCCAATTCCATAGATTTCTGCGTGGGCATGTTGCGAGAGCTGCCGGTTTTCATCAGCCATCCGTTGTCCCTCAGCCACGCGAACAAGCGCGTGCCGCCAATATCCACGCCATTGCCTTTCAGGACTTTCGCCAAGTCGCCCACGAGGATGCTGGTCTTCGAGGTTTCCACAGCGTCAGCGAACAACGCTTTGGGACGCATCCGTTCGACCTGTGCTTGGGCCTTCTCCTTTTCCGCCCGCTCCTGTTTGATTTGTGTGGCAAGTCGGATAAGGAAGTCGGGTTCGGTGACTGCCTTTTCCAAAGTCGATTCGGTCATGTACGCGCCATGTTTGCGAATCGATGGCAGCACCTCATGCGTCACCCAGCGTTTGAACTCGCGAGCCTCGGGCTTGCGGCTGCGTAACACGAGGGAGTACAAGCCGGACTCGGACACGAAAACGGGTGCCTTGCCGCCGTTCTGAGCAATATCCGTACTACGGATATTGGTGATTTCATCGGCATCGAGGTATTCCCGAATATGGTTGGTGGCCGTACCGAGAATGGCGCATACGTCCGCTCCAAGGAACCACGGGTTGCCGTGTTCATCGGTTATGACACGCATCTGAATGCCGTTGAAGTCGAATGGTTGAATCTGATTGCTCACTTGGTGTCTCCTTCCTTGGACTGGTTTTGCGAAACCTGCATGATCTCCCACACGTCCGCATCCTCCGACAAGCCGGACGCGAGACGGTAGAAGTCACTGAACCTGTAAAGCGGATTGCTGTACGCATCCTCGCCCTGCTGAGGCAACTGGCCTCGATGTATCCAACTACGCAAAGTGCTGCGGTTCACGCGCATCCCGCACGCCTTGATGATGTCCAACAGTTCGCCACGGGTTCTCACCGCCTCCGATTGGAGGAGACGTTTCACCCGTTCCGCCCTGATAAGGGCTACCGGCATACTGAAACCGCATTTCGGGCATTTCGCCGTCTCCGCGTCCGCGTAGCAGGAGAGCTGGCCCAAGCACTTGTCGGCGGGGCATGGCCCGTACAGTACGGTTTCCCCGTCATCGTCCGTGAGGAAACGACGCAGCTTGCGTGTCAGACTGTGAACCAGTTCCGCGTACACGGGGGTGCTGGAATGCTCCATGAGTTTCGGATGATCGGCGATACGGCGAACCATGTCCGACAGTGGCGTGGACTCGGGCAGATTGATTTTCAGACTGCGCACCCACTCGTACAACGTGCCTTGCAACCCCGGATAACCGTGGTCATCGTCCGCGTACAGCAGATCATGCAGGGCCTCGCGTAACGGTGCGGGCGCAGTGCCGGATTGACCGCCGCCACCGTTCTTGTGCCCGTAGGCGCGGTTGATGCGATACTCGCACAGGTCGGGCAGACTGCGGTCCAACCATCGCAGGTCGCCGGTCAACTGGCTGGCGTGCTTGTCGCACAGGAGATTCAGATTCGGTTCGACGCCATGTCCGATAAGCGGCGACGGCGCGTCGGTGACGATATCCCGCCAGCAACCGTGGTAGCGGCAGAGCCTCGTGTTTTCAGTGGAAAAAGACAATAGTGACCTTGACCTTCGGTTTTTTTGAAGGTCTCGGACGTGTCAGCAACTCTTAATTATGCCATCAAACCGGTCATTGTTCAGCCGGACGGCGTGTCGCCAGAACCTCGTCCAATGTCACGCCCAAACCCGGATTGAAATCACTGGACTCACGCCGGCGCTTGGGTTTCGCGGGCGGCAAGCGCAGCGGGTCACGCGCGGCCAACGCCACCTGTCGAGACTCGTCCGAGGAACGGCCCATCATGCGCTGCCGGCGATACAACCACGCCTGATCTTCCACCAGTCCCAGACGTTCGCACTCCCGGCCTATCTGCGCTTCGGACGGTTTCGTATCGTTGCGCAGCTTGCGGACGATGCCGTTGATGTCGCCGGAACCGCACCAGCGACCCGTGCTGTTGTCCGCGTAGAAGCGTCGAACGGCCTCACGCGCCTCTACCGCCGTGATATCCGAACGCAGTTCCGAATGGAACGCGTCAAGCTGAACATCATCCCACTGAGCGTTGCCGTGATGCGCGTTAATCAGCGACAACAACGCCGCCGCCTCACCCTTGCTGAGCATTGAGACCTCCCTGCGAGTATCGGGCACGCTCCTCCTCGGTCATGTACTGCCAGGTTTTCGCCATGTTCGCTTCGAGATTCTGCTGGCTGCGGGACTTGACCGGCTGGACTTGCCGGGCCCTTGGGGTCTCCGGTTTGGGTTTCTCCCAGTTGCGTGCGTACAGTTCCCCGCCGATGAACCGGCTGAACGTCTTCACGAACCGTTCCTCGGTGGCCCCGACATACGCTCGGGTTTTGGCTTCAAGAAACTCACGCGGGTCAGCCTCGCCAGCGGCTTTCACGATCTTGGGCCATTCGATTTCCAACTGCATTCGAGCCTGAGATGTCTTCCCGTCGAACCTGTTCGTCGGGTAAAGACGCTCAAGACTGTCGAGCAGCCCAGCGAAGTCAGGCTTTGAGGGGGTAGGGGGAGTTGAATTATCTTTAGATAATTCATTCTGGTGTTCTGGTGTTCTGGTGTTCTGGTGTTTGTCCCGATTCAGATGACTTTCAGACGGCTGAATCGCATCTGAATCGGAGGTTTTCACCTCGTTCTTATTTTTTTGGTAATTTTCAGCATTGCTTTCGCGCTTCTTTTGCACCTGTTCGCGACTACGATTATGCATAAGATAATCGTGAATGTAGTACCCGTTGTTCCCGTCCGGTTCGATCATGCCGACATTGCATAGTGCTTCAAGTTCTGAATCGGTGATATCCAGCACGTAAAGCGCATCATCTTCACTGATATGACCGTCTGAAAGATTATCTCCGCAGAAGGTAAGCATCATCGTGAACGCGCCTATCGCGCTCGGGCATGTGTGCCTGAGTTTTCGCACCTTGCGATTCATGTAGAAGCCGTTGACAAGCTGGATGTATCCTTTGCGGGCCATCGTTATACCACCTTCCTGAAATCTAAACCCACCAGACTCATTCCGTCTCCTCAATCATGGTTTCGATGGCAGCGACCGCGTTCTCACTGCGGTTCTCGGCTACTGCCTTCCAGAATTTCGTATGATCCAGGTCATTTCCTGTCCCTTTCCCAAATATTCTCAACCATCCCGCACCACTTATCCCATGCTTCCTCTCTCGTATCGGCATAAGGGGCTTCCAAGTGGGTGCAGAAAAACATGTAGCGGCCTCTCCATTCGAATATGAGCGGGACACATCCGTAGAGGGGGCAGCAGTGCCGAATCTTCGATGCTAGATTGAACATGTTCGTCTCCTTAAATCTCGTATGAAGTTGTGGCGGCTTCGCCAGTCCGAGGGCGTGCCGCTCGTCGCCGTGAGCAGCACGCCGTCATCGAATATCTTCCAGTGGCCGCTGCCGGCGCGTACCACCGTGTAGCCGTGCGAGGCTATCCAATGCATGAGTTTGCGGTCATCTCCACGCGCGGTCATGCTTTGAGCCTCATCTTCAACGCGAGACCATTCTCATGCACGCCACCGTTGTCGAAGCCCATGAAACCGTTGAACAGTTCGTATTCGAGCAGGGCGGTGTCCACGCGGAACTCGTCATACCGATGATTTTTGATGCGGTCCATGACAAGCCTCATCGATGCGGCCGTATCCCTGCGGTCGGCCTGTATCGGAATGAGATACGGCCAAAGATTCCATTCGCCCGGATGATCGTTCAGCCAATGGGCGAAATCAACGAGTTTCCTATCTTCCATCATGTTCTCCTTGCCTTTTCGATGAATTCGCGCAGATACGGGTCATCGATGTCGATGGGGTGGCCGGCGAAAACCATGCCGCCCTCTTGGATGGGCAATGGGGGAGTGCGTTTGGTTTTATGCTCCCTTGCCTATTTCGCGCTTCCGGCTCTATACCGGTCTTGCCGTCCAAGTCGGTTGACGGGCGAACATGATAGGCGGCGAAGAACGGGCCGAGATTGTACGTGTAGTTGAAGTAGCAGCCATAGTCATAGTCAGGGTCGTACCCGTAATCCCAGAAGTTCTCGGGAATATCCCGGCGTACCACATACAGGTCGTAGCTCATTCTTCGTCTCCTTCGATGATTCCATGTCCTGCTATCAATGCGAGGGTCTTTAAGTCGGTGAGCACGGGCTGGTTGTCCATGCTTGACAACGTGTTCAAGCCGAGACCCTTCTGTTTGAACACGACGAACCAGTAAGGTGCGTCAGCGTTACCCGCCTCGGTACGGCCCTCCTGCATCCACTCCTTGAGTCTCCCCGTATAGGTGCTGTAGTTTTTACACTCCAATACGACCGGCTGGCCGTGGATACGCAGACCGGTGATATCGCCCTGGTCTTTCGTCCCATGCAACACTTCACGGTGTATCGTCTGCTCGCTGTCACCCAACCGGGCGCGCAAATAGTTGACCACCTTGGATTCAAACAGTGTGCCTTTGGCTTTCTGTCGGCTCATTCGTCCATCCACCATTCAGTCGGGTCATCGTGAAACTGGCAGTCCACGCAGTCCCCGAATACGTTCAAGATTCCTCCGCAGTACGGGCAATGCTCATACTGGACGGGCAGATAACTCGGTCTCATAATCAGAACTCCGGGTTGTCTCGTAGTCGTTTTTGCACGTCCCCGCGCATCTGCTCGATCACATCGACCCGAAGTCCGGTAGCCAAGCGAATCTCCTCTGCCGGACGGTTCGAGTCTTCAATGAGCAGTTGCCATGCTTTACTTTTCGCTTTGCTCAACATGAGCCCCCTTCTCCAAATTAGAGCTGATACGCACCCGATAGTCGGTGATGCTCCAAGTCAGATGGTTCAGTGGTCGCATTCCACGTATCCGATGCTCATGATTTCTCCTTGACCGGTTTGCAGTTGTGTGGCGCTTGTGAGATTCTGCTGGTCTGGCATACGTATGATCGGCTGCCGTCGCGGAGGATGATGGTGTCCGCCGTTGCTTCAGCCCAGCCGAGATAGGCAACGAAGGCGAAGAACAGTACGAAGAACAGTACGGAGAACAGTACGGCAGCGGCGATGGCGAGTGTTTCGGCCTTGCCATAGCGACTCATTCGTTTACCGCCTTCCGCGCCAGTGCGAGTAGTTCCTTGGCTTGTCGGATATAGTCTTCCTGCCATCCGGGGAAGCAGCCTTCGCGATACCATGCTTCTTCCTCGTCCTTTGCCGCATATTCGTCGTCATACCTTTTGCAGCTGTTCCAGAGGAGCCGTTTCGCCACGGCTTCGATCTCGGCGTCAGCCGGTGGCGCATTGCGGCCGCGCAGGTACGCTTCCTGTAAATCGTCCGTGTCGCAGTAAAACTGTTTCTTGACATGCGTTCCTTCCCAGTGGCGGGTCGGATACGCCTTCTCGGCTTCATCGTCCGCGATGCTCATTCCTACATCTCCTTTTCGTTGTTCCTGTAGTTCTTGCCTTTGCTTCTGTTTATGCCGCCCCATATGCCTTGCAGAGGGTAGCCGTTTATCAGGGCATGTTCCGCCGCGTACCGTGCGCATTCGCATATCGCCGGACATTGGGCGCAGGCCTTGAGCGCCAATCGTTCCTCGCTGGACGTGGTTGGGAAGAACAGGTCAGGGTCCATGTCACGGCACGCGGCCTTGTCACGCCAGCCGCTCAATTCAATTCCTTCTTCGCGTTTTGAGACTACTTACGCTCATGATTCCTCCTTGAGCGTGGCGACATATGCGATGGCCTTGCGTTCACGTTTCGCGTACCTCTCGCACTTGCGTTTGAGACGTTTGAGGCTCATGGCGTACAGGAAGTTTCTGAAGTTGCCGTCTTCGCAGATTTTGGCTTGATAACGGCCGTAGTCGCTTCCCGCGCTGATATGCGCGACCAAATGGTCTGTAAGCTGAATCTCGTTCATGCGTTCTCCTTTCGATATGGGTTTGGCGTGTATTCGGGCGGTTCCTCGCCGGGCATGGGGTTCATGTTCTTGACGGCTTGGATATACCCTTCTTCCCATGCTTTTTCGGCTATCTGCCGGTCATGCTCCTTGAGCCATGCTTGATAGGCGGCTCGGCCTTCCTCGATGGTTGACTGGCCTGTACCGAAGCAACTCAATTCGACGGCGGATTGGACCAAATCGTCATACACTCGTGGTTTCATTCCTCCACCTCGGTTTCCTCGCCGTACTCGCCGTAGAGTTGGTCTGCCGCATCCTTGGTCGTGTAGAGGCATTTCGCGGGAGCGTGTTCGTAGTCATAGATGGCGGCTGCGACGACCTCTCGAAACTCCTCACGGGTGAATATCTTCGCCTTATAGCTCATCGTCTGCCTCCATCGGGTAATTGATGTCCTCAAGCGAGTACGCGGGATAGGTCCGCTTCACGCGTCCGAACGGTTTCTGCGTCTCCAGGCCTCTGAACGGTGGCTCATATTCCCACCATTCGCTGCCGTCGTATTCTTCGCGGCGCAGGAAACCGCCATCAGTGAACGCCACGACCAGGTCGGCGGCTATCTCCTGACTGCCGTATCCGTCGTCGTAATCGATGTCGAGCACCTTTTCGGCCTGACTCCACGGAATTCCCAGCTTCTCGTCGCGGGAGCCTACGAATCGAACGTCATCGGTCGAATGCTCGCTTTGTGAGATCGCACCCTTGGTTTCATCTAAAAGATTCATTCTTCCGTTGCCTTTCCTTGCATTGCCTTGACTGCGAGTCGCATGGCGTCGTAGTATTCGGCCCTCAACGCGCAGTCAGAATCCCATTGAGGGTAAGAGTCGGGCTTCAACGCCTCGTAGAACGCTTTCGCTCCGGCTACGATTTCCTCGTTCGTGGGCCGGCGCGTGGCTCCGGCGATAAAACCGGCCTCGTATTCCTTGCCCTTGGTCGTGCCACGTATTTCCTCGTGGGATAGACGGACAACTCGTTGGAGGACAGCCCACTTCGCCTCACTGCTGATGATGCTCACAGTCGACCTCGTTCCTGATTGCGAACAAGGCAATCATCCATAGACTGAGCAAGTTCCTCGTCGGTGATGTCGAACGCGGTGATCAGGTTGCCGACCGTCTGCAACACGTCGGCGAGCTCGCCGAGCATGGCTTGGCGGCGCTGGTCGCGCACGTAACCTATCCATCCGGCTTTCGCCTTGTCCCGGTCATCGCCGAGCTCGCCGCCCACGTTCACCCCGAAGCAGGCGAGGCAGTTCGCATGATCATCGAACTCCCGGCCAATGCCGCTCGGGTCTGTCGGGTCGCTGGCTTTCAGGTATTGTTTGCAGGCTTCGACCAGTTCGGCGCTCTCTTCCAGATTCTTCAAGGCCAGCCACTTGTCGGGCGTGAGACGGCCGAAAGATTCGACCGAGGGCAATTTCACAATACGATTGCTCATGCTTCCACCGCCTTAGCCAATCGGAACGGTGCAGCATTTAGAACCTGAACGCTATCCGTTGAGAACTGCGGGCGCGTGATACTCCAATTACCGGCATCAATACACGTGAGTGGAAAGGCATTCTCGCCCATCACCCATGTGTTATCGTCCTTGTCCAACCACAGTCCAGGCTTGTCAGGAAGCCGGGGCTTCGGACGGAGTCCGTAGGTGAAGGCGTTGAAGCCAAGGGCGATACATTCCGGCCCGACAGCGCCGTATACCCGACCCCAGAATCGGTTACGGCCTTTTTCCACATCTGTGACCTTGTAGCGGTTGCCGTCGAGCATAACGGCAATATCTTTCTCTTGGAGGTCATCAGCCTCCTCGATACGCTCGTAGTTGGGGTCATCCAACAATTCGACGGTATCGACGTAACTGGGAATGATGGGCTGCGTATCAGATGATTCAGCCGAGAACACGTGTAAATATGTTCGATGCGCGTCGAGTTGCATCGAAAGGCTACATATACCGTCCGTGTCTCTGGAACGCCGCACGAGCTTCCCTATGAATACGTCTCCGTTCTCCATTGTCACCTTGACTCGCTTATCGAGATTCTGAATCTCCATAAGGGTCTTACCTGCCCAGAATGGTTTCTCACTCATTGACAGCCTCCTTGGCTAGTTGTCGTTTACGTTTCCGCTTCGCCTCATACTGGGCGTATTTCTCGGGATGCTCCGACCTCCAACGGCGATGGTATTCAGCCATCTCACGCTGATGGGCGGCGGCATACTTACGAGCCGAAGCCCGAGCCTGAGCCAAATGCTCCGACCGGTACCGGCGTGCATACTCATTACGTTTCTCACGATTACGAGCGTTCCGCCGATTCGCCAGATCACGCAGATGCTGCGCATACTCGGGGTCGGTTCGACGCCGTTCCCTGACACGACAGTTCCGGCACATGCCATCCTTGCCGACCCGGCACATGCCACCGCACCAATCGCATTTCGGATGACGTTCAGTTATCAGGCCGGACAGTTCGCCGCCGTTCCGGCAATAGTCGATGAACTCCTCATCGGTCATGTCATCAACGTTCACAGCCACACCTCCCCATTAGTGAACCTGCGGAACAACACAGGGTCGAGCTTGTACAACGCCCGCCGAAACTGCGGGTCACGGCAGAACAGGATGAACAACAGGCTTACTGCTTCGGCGGTTCGCATCGCGTCCAACCTCCCTTATCGTCCAGAAGCACCCAACCATGTTGGGCGGTGAGAATCGGCACCAGTTCGGGGTGATCGTTGAAACCGCTCACGATGTACCCCAAGCTCATGGCCTCACGCGGATGGGCGTGAATCCACCCATGACATCCCGTATCGCCACTCCCACACGCCAAGATGAGGTTCGACGCCTCATGCAGTCCCGGCCACTTGTGTGACCGGAGTCTGCGATGATGCCGGCTGAAACCGCTCCAATGGAATGGTTTGCCGCAGCGGACGCACCGGTATTGGTCGCGTGCGTCCACCAAATCCTTGACGTGTTGGGACGGGTTAGATCTGCCCATTTCCGTATTCGTCCTGGGGTTGGCTCCACGGGTCCGTAGGCTGCTGATACTGCTGCTGCGGCTGCTGGAATCCCTGTTGCGGCTGCTGGAATCCTTGCTGATACTGCTGCTGCGACTGTTGGAAACCAGACTGCTGGGCCTTGGGTTTCGCGCTCAACACCGCAATGGTGCGGGCCGCGACATCCCAATTCTCATACCGTTTCCCATCCTTTTCCGACACTCTTTTGGACAAGCTGCCGTTCACAAGAACCTTCACGCTCATGTTCGGCTGGGACTTCAACTGGCGAACCTGATTCAAAGCATCCTTCGCCTGATTCGACAAGGGACGCACACCATAGAACTGAGGCTCCTTGTCAACCCACTGGTTCGTGTTCTTATCCGTGTAACCCGGATGGACGCTGACGTTGAGAATACTGGAATCCTGAAAATCCTTGATCTCTCCCGCATATCCGGTAAACTCGATGCTTGGTTCTCCGGCCATTACGCATTCCTCCTGTAATTGTTCGTCTTGTGTTTCTCCATGGCCCGCCTGTTGCAGACCAGCATGTGTGATTGGGCTCCGGCGCAATCAACGGCACCGCATGTGGGGCATTGGGGGAGCGTGATCTTGTCCCCGTGAGCCCACAGGCATCTGGCGCACTTGCAGCCCGGCCTCGGGGTGAAAGTCACTCGAAGCTCGCCTCCACCTTCGTGAACGGGAAACGATCATCCCGGACACTGGTCTTGAAGAACTGGCTGCGGGATTGGGACTGGCATGGGAAGGCGGGGGCGATGGTGCCATCATGGGAGAGCACCGGCATCCAACGTTTGCCGTCATGCTTCCACACCGATTCGGTGCGAGCCTTGTAGAAGCCCGGCTCCTTCGGAAGGTCATCCATCGTGTACGGTCCGCGGTACGCATATTGGAAAAAGGAGTCATCCACCCACCACCCGTCCGGAAAGCCGAGCTCCCCGATACTCAGGCACAGGGTCTGTCCGCCAATACGGTCAGAATCCGTCTTCTTCACCGTGTACTCGTTGCCGTTCTTCACCACCACTTTGTCGCCGGGGCGAACCTTCGTGATATCGGTGATACGCTCACGGAAAGCATCATCCACCAGTTCGATGGACTTGATACCGGAGTAAGGGACGAAAGTCGAGGATGAACGAATGGCGGGAGAAAGAGAGACGCAATGAGCAACGTTTCCCACCATGTCGAGCGTACTGGTCATCGTGTCGCCGTTATTCCACGTTATCTTGACACGCAGCCCTTCCAGCTCCCCGCAGGTCTTGCCTTTCCAGAACGGTTTCTTGTCATCATCTTCAGCCTGCTTGACGGATTCCGTCTCGGGCTTCGACTCGTACACATGCACGTTCCGAGCGGAACCGGTACTGTACCCATCGCCAAAATCCAAGAAAACCACGAGATTGCCTTCATCCTCGGTCTCGATGTACAGTGGCGGCTTATGGCCCATACTCATGATGAGAACGTCCGCCATGCTTTCCTGGTTCTTCATCTCATGCAGTTCGCCCGCATAATGCCCGTCCGCATCATCGAACTCAACCCACATGCCCGGCTTCACGTCGTTCCAACCAATCTCACTGCTCACTGGGAGCCTCCTTAACCTTGTCGTTATGCTGTCGATAAGCGTCGATGAACCGTTGCGCCTGATATTCGGTCAACGTGCCATAAGCGACCCGCGTTTGCAGGACATTGCCGATGAAACCGTTCTCCTGACCCACCGGAATCTTGCAGTCTTCAAGAATCCGGTCGATCTGTGTTTTCTGCTCGTCGGTCATACCCTTGACAGAACGCTTTTTGTAGCCGCTCGTCTCACCGTCATCATCCGTGGTCGCCAGTCCGAACGCGCCGCAAGTGCTGTAGCGTCGCGCATACGTCAATGCGGAACCGAGGGCCTGCATGACGCTCATGCCACGCGAATCACCCACCTCGACCGGGATAAGACAATTACTGGCAATCCACTTGTCCGTGCCCTTCTTCCTGACGGCCGTATCCACATACAGGCGTCCGTCAACCAACTGGGTCGGCCATTGCAGGTCGAACCCCTGCTCGTCCACATAGTTCACGACCTGAGCCAGGGTCGCATACGTGCCACGACCGCCCTGAGCGTCCTTCTTAATTACCGCCATGATTCAATCTCCTCCTCTTCCTCCAACAGCTTCCAGTCGGGGAACACGACATCCTTCGGGTATTTAGGCAACCCGTAGGCCCTCATGGCCTCCAACGGGTCCTCCGTGTTGTCACGGAACCATCTGATGCCCTGCAAGGCGTGGTTTATCTTCGGTTCCGCCAGTTCGGTGATGATGGGCGAATCCTCCTGAATCTCGTAGCGCATCCAGTCGAACGGCGGGTTCTTCTCCTGCACGACGAACTCGAAACCCAACGGCCCCTTATATTCGGGCATCGTCAACCGGTAGAGACGCATGTAGAACGCGGCCTGAATGTGATACCCGTACTGCCAGCAGGAACGCTCGAACTCGTCCGGCGACTTCACCGTGGTCTTGTAATCACGGATACGCAGCACACCATCCGGGTCGGGAGTGGACGGCAACCAGTCCGCCTTGCCCTTAATCAACAATCCGGTATCAGGGTCGGCGGCGATCATCGCCACCTCCGGCTGACCATCCAGCTTCGTGAAGAAATCTCCAACCATGTCTCGCATGGCCTCGACCTTCTCCACATCATCGGGGGAAAGCCATACGATATCCTCGCCCTCATGCAGTTTCAATGTCTCCGCATACCTGGCTTTGCCTTCCTTGGTGCGTAGGTTCGGTTTCACCAGCACCTCGGGGCCACTGCCCAATATGAGACTGTGAGCCGCCTTCCCGAACTCGAACTGGGGGGAGGACGAATGCTCGCCGGTCAGATACTGCGAATACGCCAACGGGCTGACCAGATACTTCTTCAACGCGGTCTGGTCCACCGCGTCAAACGCGAAGTAATCGTCATCGGCCATCTGCTCGACGGTCATTGCCACTCCTTTCTTGCTTTGAGTACTTCCTTGCCTAAAACCTTGATGGTGTCGGCCACCGAGTCGAGAAAATCGTCAACGTCCTCCGCGTCGTAGACCTCTCCGTAAAGCAGGGAACGATACGTGCGGAACTTTCTATGCCGGACATCATTCGGGGTCAACATGAGAACCCCTTGACTGCATGGACAGTTGTTCTTCACGCTCCATCAGGTGACTGTGACGCCAAGTACGCGACTTGCCCTGCTTGTGAGAGGCCTCCGCATAATCGGCCACATGGTCACGGCCAACGTCTCCCACGACCTTCGAGGCCTCGTTCCAATCCGAGTACACGCGATCGTTCACGGCCACATACTTGTCAGCGAGATAACGGACGCAATCACCGAGATAACGGATGGCTTTGGCGATGGAGTTGAAATCAGATGCCATCAGTCGGCGTCCTCCGTCTGAATCTGAGCCCACGTCTCCTCCATGAGAGGCCGGTCGATCTCGTAGTAGATGTAGGTCTTCCCGTGCTTCGGCGGGTAGGCGCCGAACTTCATCTTGTAGTTCTCGGCAAGACGGGAGCCGAAATGCAGGGCGCTTTTCTTCATCGGCTCGAATCCTTTCGAGCGCAGGAAGTCGCTGATGATGAGACGAGGCGAGTCAGGTTCCTTCGACGTCTCAGAAGGAGCGGCTGGATCGTCGAGAATCACGCGCGCCCGACGTTCAAGCTCGTCCTGCGGCAATAGTCCACGCGCCTCGTTGAGTAGTCTCATACGGTCGAATGGGGTGAGTTCCATGATTGTTTCCCTCCACTGGGCTTGATTATTTGGTTGTCCTTCTACGCCGGTGCTGACACGTCCGAAACCCTTGTTTTGCTGGTTTTCGACGCAGGACGCGAAGGGGTTAAATTTTTCTGAGCGCCAAGCCGGGAGTCGAACCCGGTGCACCTTGGAGAAGTCCATGACCATTGGAAGGCTTCGTAGGTGCGGCACCATGCGCTTGGCTGCCACCGGACGAGGAAGTAAAGGAATAAAGAACCCCGCCCGGAAGAATCATTTGGGTTGGATGAGGGTGTTGGAGCCCTCGGGTGTGACGATCAGCTGGTCGGCGTTCTTCAAAGCGTCGATGTAATGCTGCCGGAGCACGTTGTCGGTCAGGGAATCGTTCAGCACCTTGTTCGCGTCGGCCTCGCCCTGCGCCTTGATGCGCTTCGTCTCGGCCTCGACCTTCGCGGTCTCCTGCTCGTTCTTCGCCTTCTGCTTGGCGACCTCGGCGGCTTGGGCTTGCGCGTAGCTGTCGGTAATGGACTTCGGGTAGCGGATGTCTTGCACGGACACCTGTTCGACGGTCAGGCCGATGCTCTTCCATTTCGAGGTGAGCGCGTCCTGCACGGCCTTCGTGTACTTGCCACGGTCGGTGAGCATCGTGATCGTGTCGAACTTGCCGGAGGTTTCACGGGCCACGCTGCGCAGGTCGTTGCCGATGTAGTTCTGCGTGAACGTGGTCTGCTTGCCGTATTCCGAGTAGAGCATTTCGGCGGCGGACGGTTCGAGCGAATAGTTGACCTGAATGTCGATGTTCGCGCTGGCACCGCTACGGTCGTTGACCGTGATCTCCTTGCCTTCCGCGCTGCCGCCGTCGTACTTGTAGTCGGTGTCCTTGAAGAAGTTGATGAGGTTGTTGCGCGTATCGTATTTGATGACCGACTGCCACGGCGCCTTCGCATGGAAGCCCGCGTTCTCCGCATGACCGGCGACGGAGCCGCCCATGTTGCGGATGACGGCCACCTCGCCTACGTCCAGCGAGTATAGGCATGCCGGAATCATCAACAGTGCGGCGACGATGATGGGAATGAAGCCGAAACCGGCTCCGTCGCCACCGTTGGCGAGTGCGACGGCTATCATGCCGACTCCGATGAGCAGGAGTATTACGGCGAGTATGAACCAGATCATTTTTGTGTTCCTTTCGACAATGCGAACGAGAGCATGACGGGCGAACAGCACATGAAGCCTGCGAGAATGCTCCACGGGCCCGCATAGGGTTGCAGTGAGAGAATCAGGAACCCTGTCGCCGCCAACGTCAGACAAGTGATTGTCTTCGTGTTCTCATGCCGGTGCCGGCTTTCATCAGGTGAATGCTGCCAGCCGGAGCAGTGAGCCCCATACGTTTTCCTGTTCATGACATGTCCTTTCCTCGTGGCCGGACTCGGATTCGAACCGAGAACGCCCTTGCCGCCACTGTGCTGCAATGTTGACCAACTGTGAGAGATGGAGATGACGAGTCCTCTGGTTTTTCCCGGTGGTGGCGGTGCGTGTCCAGACACCCCGAAGGGTTCCGGCCGATGGTTGCCGCAGCAGATCGCAGTATGGTATTTATTTGCCTGTAGTCGATAGGTGGATAAAAAACGACCCACTGCGGCAGGACTTGTTATTCCTCGTTCTTCTCGTCGGCGCAGTCGGCCAGGTCTTCAAGGGCCTTGGCGGCGAAACGCGCCTGACTTGGAGTGAGGGGGCGGGCACCGTAATCGGTGTCGATTTCCGCGTTGATAAGACCTTCGGCAGTGACGTTGCCGGTGAAGTATTCACGGGTGTGACGTTCCTCGACCACGAGCTTCTGGGAAAGGTTACGATTTTGGCTGACCATTGTTTTCTCTTTCTTGTGAATATCGTTTAAAGGCCCTTTCGGATTAGGCTTGTAATCGCCAAACCACATGCCAAACCCGAAAGGAAGAATGAAAAATGACCGACATCGACGCGCTTCAAAAAGCGGCTCGGGAGATCAGGGGAGACATGAGCTTCCTGAACGCCTCCAACAACGCCGAGACCTGGCTGAGACACATCAAAACGTCGATGGACTCCACAGCCAAGGCCATTGACGTTATCACCGCCAACCAGCGCGAGCTTTCCGACCGTCTGGACAAACTCGGAGTCTGACTCACGACGCTTGGCTTGTTCTCCCCAGATTTCCGCCAACTGCGCGGAGATTTGGGGAAGCCCGGTTTCCACGATCTGAGCCATCCACGTGTTGAGAATGTTCAGCTCGTTGGCAACACGCTCCGACGAATCCGAGACATACGAATAGTTGCCGTCACTCATATCGCCACCTGCCTATCGGGTTAAGTTCCTTCGGAAAGGATTCGGCCTTATCCGCCAGATCATTGAGTGCTTTCGCTATCTCGCGGGCCTGTTCCGGGGTCAGTTTTTCGCATACGGAAAGCGGTGCCGTCACCTTTACGTATCCCGGATGCGCCTCACCTTTGAAAATGTGGGCCTCAAAGGTCTTCGTGACATCCGCCTCCAACGGGTCGTACATCACCTTGCCGATAGCAGGGGAGTCATAGACATGTTCCCCATGCTCATTGGTCTTGGACTTAGTCTTGTACATGATTCTTCGATTCGTATCGGTCCATCATCAGACGAACGTTGCGGCAAGGCGTCTTTCCATGATGCTTGCGAGGCTTGCTCGCGTTCGTCTACTCCACCGGGGTTCTCCGGCCAGTAACTGTCCACGAGGGCGATGAAGTCCTTGGCGAAGCTCCTGAGCTTGCGCATATCCGGTACGATCTCCACTCCTACCTTTCCGCTGTAAATCTCAGGGGCTTCCATGTTTTCTGTACTCATGCTGTTACCTCCAATACAGGAGACTTAGAAAGACGCTGCTCTTCAGAGAAGTCAAGTTCGCCTTGCAAGGCTCCGACCGATTCGGTCAGCTCGACCAGTTTGCGGTTCAAACGCCTCATGGCTTTCACGGTCCTCTCAGATGGGTTCCGAACAACTCTCTGGTTTTTCCCGTATCTTGCTCGGCGTCTAATGAACTCCTCAACTGGAACGCCTTTGCCGTAAATGTGATAGGAGATGTTGCCAGGGCTGCAATCAAGCAACTTGGCCCATGCTCGAACATTCCCCTCCACCCCATCGACGGTGACTATTCGTTCCAATGATTTGGTGGCGTTATCACTGAGCGTCATCCACTGACAGTTATCGGGCTCGTAGTCCCTGCTGCTGTCGATGCGATCTAACGAGAGTCCGTCAACATAACCGTTGGCTTTAGCCCATTCCTTGAATTTCGGGAATGAATGCCATTCTCCGCAAACCTTGATGCCTTTCGCACCGTAATACTTGTAGTTCGGCATGTTCGGGTTCTCGCAACGGCGCTTCATGCTTGACCAGATCATGTAGAGGTGTGAGCGACTCTCCTTCTGAGTCATGCCGTCACCTCCAAGTCAGGCGTCTCAGCGCCGAAGAACTTCTCATGCATGTCCACTGGGATGGTGAGCAGTTCCTCGAAACTGACTCCGAGCGCTTCGCAGATCATGTCCAATTCATCGACTTTGAAGGCCGGCTGGCCGGCGAGTCGGCGGGATAGTTTGCTTACATCCCATCCGAGTTTCGCTGCAAGCCATCGGAGGCTTTTCTGTGCGATGAAGAGTCGGTATCGAATACCGGCTGTTGTTAGTTTCTGTGTGCTGCTCATGTCTATTAACTTAGCATATGCCAAGTTTCTGTCAAGACTAGACACGCCGTATCGCATATGCTAAGATTTAAGTATGGCTAATCCAAATGATTTCCGCGAAATGTCTGCGTTCGCCTTGGCATTTGCGACGGAGTATAAAAAGTACATGAAGGCGCACAAGGTAAAGCAGCGTCAGATTGCTGAATACCTCGGTTTCACCGAAGCGTATGTCAGCGAAAGGGTCAACGGCAAAAGGGCCATCGACACCAACGACGTAGATGCTCTTGCCGCATTGTCGGGCACCACCGGCCGTTCGCTGATGATCGAACTGGCTCGCCTCACCAAGGAAACATTGCGCCAGCCGGTATCCGAGACAGCCTCGGTGGCGTCCCAGCTCGAAAAGGTCATAGGCAAGAAGATACAGGTGGAGAAGGCCGCTTATCGGGATGAGAACAAGCAGGCGGAGTCCGGGCGTGAAAACATGGACTGA